GCACGGGCGCGGCTCTCTTGTCAACCGGACGGGGCGTCCCCCTACCCTCGCCGGGCGGAGTGCTTTATCTCTCAAAGCTTGACAGCGCTTTGCTGTCCGTGGTAGGCCTGTCGTCTCTCCGCTTCTCTACTGTGTTCGTGTCTCTCGTGTCAACTCTTTTCTTATCTTGCGCCTGGTGCGCTTGCGTGGCTTCGGCCCGGCGCGAGCTGGGCGCGAGTCGGGGCATTGCGCTGGCGCGTCCGATTTCCGGGGGACAACTCGGCTCGGTCTATCTTTTTTTTAATTGATTGTTAAACAGTGCTTGACAATCAATGTTATCAAGCGCATACTCTTACCCATGGACATCACACAACAGACCGGCAACGCCGATGATGCGTGGCTGACCTTCCTTCGTACGTCACGGAAGGCGGTGCGCTAATGGCCGCCCCCGTCGCCGATATTTGTCTCTACGGCAATCAGAGCTGGCTCGCCATGATGGCCGATGGCCACATGCTCAAAGGTGAACGCCTCGGCGCGTCCTACACCGAAACATTGTGGGACGCGACCGACGCGGTCCGGACCTACCAGTATCAAACCGTCCATCTTGCCGCCTTCGGCAAGCTTGGTGTTCCCGGCGAAATGGTTCGTGTGTTCGAGCCGACTGGTCGCCGGATGGCCATTGTTGATCTCGGTCGCGCGGTTCCCTACTTCGGCGACCTGAGCTGGTCTATCGCGCCGGTCTACACCATCAGCGTTTCAACACTACTCAACGCGGCAGAACAGAAAGAGCGGTCATGATGAAAAACGCAACCCAACCATTGACACAAATCGAATTCGCGCCGGCTGATTTCGATCGAGCCGAAGAACTGGCCCGGCGCCTTGGATTCGTTCAGACCGCGTACACGTCCACCTCTGCCCTGTGGGGCATGTTCTGCATTGGCGAGAACCCCGCAACCATGAAGCCGGGCGAACGTGCCGACAGCGGGTGCATCATCGTTACAAAAGAGCTGGGTATGTTGTTCGTGCAGTCGCTTGAGGATTTGCACCACGACGATTTATTTCAGGATGATCTAAAGGCGGTGCGCTGATGGATACCTCCATCGTTGCGCAAACATTCGCGGTGCTCCAGTCCGACCAGGTAATTAGCGACGGCTGGACATCGCGCGCCGCGGCGCTTCGTATCCTCGCCTCACAGGCGCGCTATGCGATGGCCATCGGCCAGAGCGCCGAAGGGTTGCGCATCGTCCAGGGTGGCTATGATGCCGACAGCGGCGATCGGCTCGTCCGAAACGTCTACCCGAAGCGCTCCGCCTGGAGGCTTCTCTAATGGCCACCACATTTCGTGAACGTCGACTAGAGCGCGCCGAACGGTTGCGCGATTGGGCGGCCAAACGCGCCGCGCGCAGTTCTGGCCAGTTCAAACGCGCGCATGACCTGGTGTCCGGGATCCCGTTCGGACAACCGATCCTAGTTGGCCATCACTCGGAACGCCGGCATCGTCGAACGCTCGATCGCTCGGATTCGGCCATGCGCGCTGGCTGGGCGGATTCCAAAAAGGCCGACGACATGACGAGCAAAGCCGGCAACATCGAAGACGCCGTCGACCGCGCGATCTACATGGACGATCCCGACGCGATCGAACGGCTGACCGAGAAGATCGCCGCCCTGGAGGCGAAGCGGGAATCGCGCAAAAAGGCGAACATCATCGTACGCAACAAAAAGATTGACGCGGCCACGAAGATCGCGCAACTCGCCGAGCTGTTGCGCTGGCCGGCCAATCTGGCGGCAAAGCTCCTGGAGCCGGACTTTTGCGGCCGTGTGGGATTCCCGGCGTACTCCCTCCAGAACATCGGCGGGACCATCACCAAAGAACGCGGCCGGCTGGCCCAGCTCCAGGCGGCTAAGACATCGGTCGGTACGCCCGTCGTAGCGCCATCAGCGGCCACGGCAACCGCCCGCGCCGGTCTGGTGGTCACCGCGGCCATGACCACGCCGGCAAAGACTTGGAAAAAGCCCCGGCCGGTCTGGAACGTCTCCGGCAATCTGGCCTTCTGGCGCCCGCTCTTGATTGACCAACTCGGCGGAACGCTCTACCGCGGCGCGGTGTCCTTTTGGGAGGATCCGACCGTCGAGATCGAACAGGCCGCGATCGAGGCCGAGGCGGCGCAACTCGTGACGGAAGGCTAATCAAATGATCAGCCAGACATTCAGCATCGGCGATGCCGTCAACATCCTGAGCGCGGCGCATCTCCCCCGCGAAGTCGTCACCAACACGGGCACGATCGAGCGCATCACGCACCAGACATCGGACGGCACGCCGCTCTATTGGGTTTCAGGCCGCCGCGCGGCCGTGACGGCTGTCCAACTGCGTGCCGCCATCCCCTACACGCCGGACACCTGGACGCCGGACCAACTCGCCGCGCATCGCGCCGACGATCTCGACGCCGCGTTCGCCGTGGCCTCGCGTCTGGCTGGCGGCTGGTATCGCCGCGCCGTCACGATCGATTGGCAAGTGACGCCCGAGAACACCGAGCGCTACATGGTGCGGCCGTCCGAGATCGCCGCCCTGGATGGCTGGCAACCCTGCTACGAAGTCAAGGCGGTGAGCGCGTGATCCCGACGCCTGAAGCGCTCATCGCCCGCAAAACCGACTCCGAGCCCGTCCCGGTACCCGTCATGGTCTGCGCCTGGTGCCCGGATTTCGATCGCACCACGGCGACGCACGCGTCGCACGGCATTTGCCCATCGTGCCGCGTGCGGCTCGAACAGGAACAGAAACAGGAGATCGGCTGATGTTCCTCCTGCACTTGATCTATCCGTCCGGCCGGCATGAAACCAAGAGTTTCCCGACGCGGTTCGCCCGCGCGTTGTGGGTGATCACGTTGGCGGGACAACCCGTCAAATTGCGAACAGAGGATCTCTCGTGAACCGCGGGACATCGAGGTAACAGAAGTGCATTTGCATGAATTGATGATGTTGATTATCCTGCTTGCCGATGATACGGCCCCAGCGGCGCGCCAAGCGACGCCGCGGCCGGCCGATCGGCCCGCACGCCAGACGCCGCCCGCACGGCCGGCACGTCGTCGGGGCGGCTACACCAGGCATCGCGACGTGGAACCGCAATGAGTATTCTCGAACGGAACCGCGCCATGTGCGGGTACTGCCAAGCACTCCAGCGCTCGAATCCCGGCGAGTGGTGCATTGCGCACCAAGACGAGCCCGCCGACATTCCCCCGCGAGAGATGTGCCGCGAGGAGCCCAGGCGGAAATCGATCTGCCGTTGCCGCTGCACGCGCGACTACGACCACACCGGCCGCCACTACTGCGGCGATTGTGGCTGGAGCTGGGGACGTGGCAAGGAACCGACCGCGGCCGAGAAACAGGCGGCGCACGCATGACCGAATCGAAGGTAATCGATCGGTTGCGGGAATTCGCGCCGGCCATCATCGCGGCCGGTACGCGCGTGCCCAATCGGTGCATCGCGGCGACCGCGGTCGGGTGTGGTGTCCTGGAGGCCTTCGACATCGACGCGCGGCCGTTCCCGGTGCTGGTCGAGATCGCGAATCGGGCCTTCGTCGAGGCGAGAGCCCGCGGCGCCGATGACGTGACGGCTATCGCGAGGGGCGGCCACGTCATGACGATCAGTCGGGTGCCGGTCCTCAATGGGTGGTGTGGCCACCTGATGATCCATGTGCCAGCACACGCGCTATTGATGGATCTCGACTTTCAACAATTCCGCCGGCTGGAACAGCAGATCGCGGCGGCGCCCGCGGAGTTGTTCCCCTGGCCGGCCGGGACGACATCGCGCGCCTACACCAATGGAGACGGCGCCCGGATCGCGATTGAGGCGACGGCCGATCGCCTGTGGGAGCGGTCGCCCGATTGGTCGGATCTCACTCGGCGGCGGCCGATGGTGACCGAGCTAATCCGCGCCATTCGGAAAAATCGACTCGGACACAACAAAGGAGCGGCGGACTAATGGCGAGTTTTATTCTGCGGGAGATCGACGACAGCTTGTGGAAACGGGTCAAGAGCAAGGCCGCGGCCGAAGGGATCACGCTCAAGGATCTGGTAACCAGCTTGATCGAGGACTGGGTCAAAGCGCCAGCGCGGAAGCACTGAGCGCCGACAGCGGGGACGGGGACAACGCGTAAACCATCTTCACCAACAAGGGATTAACACGATGACGATGACGAACGAGGAGCTACACGAACTGGCGGCGGCTGGCGTCTCTCAGCGGATCCACGCGATCGAGCAACAGCTCGCCACCTATCATCGGGGCTGGCCGGAGTTGTTCGCCAGTCCGACGCCGCCGCAATTGCTCAAGATCCCGATGAACGGCAACGGCGCGAGCGGCAACGGCCACAAGCCGGCCGCGGCGGCGCCGCCGACGACGGCGGGATCGGTGTTCGACGCGCCGCCGGCCATGCCGCGGCGGCGCCGCAAGATGTCGCGCAAAGCGCGGGCGGCCATCTCCGCGGCACAAAAGGCCCGCTGGGCCAAGCAGAAGGCCTCCAAGAGACGCGGGGCCAATGCCTAATCCAGCACCGTCAACCGCCACGGGCCGCATGGAGGCGGCCCGCCGGCATCGGTCCCGCGCCTATGCCGAGCGCAACGAACTGATCGGCGTCCTGGCGCGGCTATGGGACTCCCATCTGATGCCGGTGACCGGCGCGCTCGGGACGTTGAATAAGCGTTCGGTCGTCTGTATCCATTCGCCGGCTGGCCTTCTCTGCTGGGTCGTCACGGCGGAGGAGGCGGAGGAGTACTTTGCCCCCATGGCGCACATCGATACGAACCATTGGGACAAGTCGACGCGGGTCGAGCGGTCCAAGCGACTCGCCGAGTTGACGGCCTTGCCGGCGCCCACGCCGCCGCGGAAGCGACCCGCCCGCGGCGCCGCCAAACACCGGCCGGGCGATTTCTCCAGGCGGCGGCGGTGAGCGAGTACCGTTTGCACGAACAGCTTGACGCCGTGATCGCGATCCTCGTCGTGATCGCGGGCATTCTGTTCGTGCAATTGGTTCGGAGTTGCTGAGAATGATGTCTGAGGATCTCTGCGCGTGCGGCCAACCGTTGCACTATCCGACGCCGGAGATCCGCGCGATGGTCGAGCGGATGATCGCGCTGGTCGGCTCGCGGTACGTGCCGGTCCTCGTCGACGGCCGCGCGTGGTACGTCGACCGGCACTACATCGCGTTGCACGGCCTGATCGCGGCGGAGATCCCGACGCTGCACTTTACGGAGCTGTTCGTCTGTCCGAGCTGCCACCGGATCAGCTTCAATCCGACCGACCTGGCGGAGCGGTACTGCGGGGCGTGCCATGTCTTTTTTACATGAGTACGTCTATCCGACGCACCACTGCTTTGACGATGCCGTCGAATTCTGCGAGCGGCGCGCCAGGGCAAAGCATCCGAGCGTCGACACGACGTTGCGTGTCGTGCATGGGATCGTCCTCGTGCCAGCGGATCAGCCGGCCGGCGCCAGCGATACCCAGCCGGGCGATCGAGCGGTTCACGCGTGGGTCGAGGACGGCGATCTCTGTTGGGACGCCGGGATCCTGGCGGACGGCCGGCGGATCGAATTCGCCGTCGACAAGGCCGAGTACTACGCACACTACCGCGTGCAGGAAACGACGGTGTACACGATGCGAGAACTACTCGCCGAGAACCGGGCGAGCGGACACTACGGCCCGTGGCGGCCGGAGTACGCGGCGCTCTGCCGGAAGCGCTTTCGCTGTCCACGATGCGGGAGTACGGAGATCGCCGAGACGGTCGAACGGCACACTTGTTTGCAGTGCGGTGCGTTCGGCTGGCCGTCAGTCGGCAATTTTGTGGTGACCAATGGCTAAGCGCGAGATCGTGTTGTATGCGGAAAAGTATCGGCGCCGCGCCGCGATGATCAAAGAACACTTATTGCCGAATCTGCCGCACGTCGACGGCGACAAATTTTCCGTTCACAGTGGCGAGATCCGCGAGGCCGGCCGGATCCAATGCGCCGATGGCGTGACGCGCGAGTTTCAGACGATCACGTTTCTCTTCTCCGACCGCGATCCGAACCGGGAGCACGCGAGCCACCGAGAAAAGCCACATCCATGAACACACCTGAACAGGACGCCCAAGCGCAACGCGAGCTGGCCGAGTTGCTACGCGCGGACACGTTGCGGCCGGAAGATCGGATGGCACTCGGCGCCATCGCCGCCGCCGGGTCGATTGACGCCGCCGTCGAGATGATCCACGAGTACTACGGCAATCGTGCCCGCGCCGACCGCACGCCCCGCGGCTTTCTGTACCTGCATTTCGGGATGCTGATGGCGGCGTGCGGCCGGATTCGGATGACGAAATCGGTCCTGGCCGCGGCGTCCGGGATGCTGGAGGCCTCCGCCGAACACCTGGAGCCGCTCGCGGTCGGCTATGGCGCGGAGCAAATGCGATCGATCGCGCGGCTCTTGCGCGAGGCCGGCGGCCTCTCAATGGCGTCGATGGCGGAGATCCAGCAACGCGACGTGCGAGCACTGAAGCCGTGCGCCAACTGCGACGGTTCTGGAAATTTGCCGGACATGAGTTGTTGCCCGATCTGCGGCGGCGGCGGCAAGGTGCTCGGGATATGAAGCTGTACGCGTGGGTCGGCGAAGACGAACACCACCAAGGCGAAGGGATCAAACTGATCATGACGCCGATCGGCGCGGCCTCAGCCGTCTTCGCGACGGAGCGCCTCGCGCTGTCGCCGTTCGTCCTGAATCAGATCCAGTTGATCGCGACGGCGGTCAATCGGCCGATGCGGCTGATCGCCGTCGTCGAAACCGAGTGTCTGAAAACCCTCACCCCGAATCCGCAAGGTTGAATGAATGGCGTACCCACCAGGTTGGCCGCGGTGTGCGTGTGGATGGCCCGCGCGGGACGGACATCTGACGTGCGGGCGGCGGGAGTGCGACGAGGCCGCGGCGCGCACGCTGGCGGGCCACGAACCGGATGTGTTCGGCGGCCAGTTCTACGAACGGACGCCCGGCGGCAAGCTGGCGGCGATCGGCACGACGGCGCCGCGGACGCCGGATGTCTGGATCTGCCGGCGCGTGGCCGACTATCCCGGTCAGCGCGTCCCGGCGGGCGGCGCCGTCGCGGCCTGTTCGGAGTGCCAGGCGGCGATCGTCTTCAATCCGCGGCGCGCGGTCGACGCGCCGAAGATCTGTCTCCAGTGCGGCGGGATTACACCCTGCCCGATTGAGAGCTGAGCGCGCTAGAACTGATCGACAGGGAGACGAAACGCGAGGCGGCCGGCGGCGTAGAGGCGGTAGGCGGCGCGGCGAGCTTCCCGCTCGGCCGCGGTCAAGGTCAGATAGTGATCCATCGTGACCAGTTGGGCCACGTCGCCCGGCGAGTCACCGGGCGGCCGGCGCGGTTCTCGGTGTAGCTCCCATTTCTCGTACGCGTTGCATAGTCCCACGGGGGTACCTCACCCCTCTAGCTTACTCGCGTCATGAGGGGATCGTTCATAACTTCCACCTTTCACCGGCGCGGCGTCGCCCGCGCGTTCGTTCTGTTCCCGCCGCTCGGCCGGGACGGGCACGGCCACGACGATCGGCGCCGCCGTCGTCGTCGTCGAGTTGGCGCCGGCCGCGGCGCTCGCGGCCGTGGCCACGGCTTGCGCGAGGAGTTGCGCCGTCACTTTTTTGTCGGCGAGCATCTCGCGGAGCAATTCGTTTTCGCGCCGGAGCGACGCCTCGCGGCCTTCGGCGGCCGTCCGTTCGCTGTTGACGTGGCCTTTGATCGTGGCGGTGTCTTTGGCCACATCCAGGATCGCGGGCGTGATGATGTCCTGCACCCCCTTGACCGCCGTCACGCGGAGCGCCGTGATCACGGCGACGATCCCGCTCACGGTGGCGCCGATGACGGTCACGATCAGGCCGCCGATCAGCGTGATCATCAGCGGCGAGTAGAGCGGGACGGCCACGACGATCGGCGCCGCCCCCTCGGCCGCCGGCTGGAGCGTTTGGGCGAAGATCAGAAACATTTTTAGAGTGCCGTCCCCTCTGGCCGGCGGGCGCCGTTGCCATAGCCGCGCATGTGGCCCCACGGCGATGTCGTACACATCAGGATGTACCCGCGCTGGTCCCCTTCGACTTCGCTGATCGCGTACGGATTACTCGGCACGTCGTCGAATTGATCTTGCGCCGAATCCTCGAACACGGTCAGCGCGAACGGCCGCGGCGTGCCGGTCCGGATCGATTGCCCCATGTCGCCCTTGCCGGTGTCGCGGCCGTGCTCGTCGCCGAAGAAGTCGAGCGTGTCACAGAGCCGATCCTGATATTCCTTGCAGAGCATCCGCGTGTTGCCCTGATGATGGCCGCCGGTCAGGTACGGCTGCATCGCGTACCACCACGAGAACCGATCGTGGACTTCGATCCCGTTCGGCCAGTACTGCGGATCGACCCACACTTCGCCGATGTCCGAGCCGTTCGGATTCGTGCCGACCTTTTTCCACCAGGCCAGCGCTTCGTTCATCCAGTGCGTGTAGAGCGGGATCGACGGCGGCAGTTTCTTCGCCACGTACGCGATGATCGAAATCGTCGCGTTGCCCGGCGCCATGTTCATCACCTGATCCATTTGCCAGGACGGACAGGCCAGGTCGACCACGCCGGCGCCGAGCAATCTCTCGATGTAGGGATCGAGCTTCGGTCCCCAGAACGACGCGTCTTGATTGAATTGAAAGCCGGGGAATTCGTTCGCGATCAGCCAGTGGTCACAGAACAAGCCGTACTGACTGCGCACTTTCTTGCTGAGCGCGATGTACGCGTCGATCGTGTGGCCGTAGCCGAGCGCGTGCCCGAGCGATCGTTGGAGATGCGTGTTGCCGGCGAACGCGTAGCTTTCGAGAAATTGCTCCTGCACGTCCTCCGGGTAGTTGTCGAGGAGTGCCGCCATGATGCACGAGGGATTCGCGGCGTTGCTGCCAGGGACGACGGGCGCGCCGGGGATCCGCAAGCCGCAAAACTGCCCGCGGTAGAAATCGAGCACGCGGCCGGCCGGCGGCGTGAACGGCAGCACGGTTTTGTAGTCGACGGGCGGCGGGTACGGGCCGAACGGGTTCCGCGGGATGGGATCCCACATCGGCCCGAGCCCGCCGCCGCTCGGCGTCGTCGACCGGCCGCCGAGCAAGACGACCGACCCGGCGTTCACGATCCCGATCCGATCTCCGCCATGCGGAACGCGACGATCGTCGGGCCGTTCGGCTCGGGGCGATAGATCAACAGGTCGCCGCACAAATCGGCCCAGCACCACGGCGAATCCCATTCCTCACCGGGGCGGAGATCGCGGATGGTGCCGCCGGGTTCGACGACGAGCGCAAGCCCGTTTTCGGAAATGCAGACCTGACGGCCGGGTGCGCGGACGGACGGCTGCAATGAACACGCGTGAAGCTGGGGAACGGGGTCGGTGATCAGAAAGCGGTACCACATGCTGGCGCTCCTCTGGGTTAGTCGTTTTTGAGGCCGAGGCTTCGGCGCAACGCGTCCATGAAATCGCCGGGTTGCAAATCGTTCGCGTTGCCGATCGGTTTGAGTTTCTCGGCCACGCCGCGGGCGGTCCGCGCGGCCTCGGGCACGGCGGGCGTCACGGCCGCCGCCGCTGGGGCCGTCGTGCCGCGCAACGAATCCAGGAACGCGCTTTGCGGCAGCTCGCCGGTGTTGATGCGACGGTTGAGCGCATCGAGCGTGTTGTTCGAGACGCCGACATCGATCGCGCCGAGGTCCGGCGTCGCGGGCACGTCGATCCCCAACTCGCGGAGGCGCCCGGCCCCGACCGTCGAGCGATCGAACGGTCCCCCTTGGACGTGATACTGCGTCCCCACGTCCGGCCACTCAAAGCCGTAGCGGGCGGTGGGTGCCGCCGCCGGCTTGCCGCCCGTGCCGCCGAACGTGTTGACCAACTCCGCCGCTCGCCGGTCCGTGACCGGCCGCGGCGTCACTTTCCGGGTCAGCGCCTCCATGCTCGGATCCGGTCCCCAGGTGGCGCTGCCGGCCGGCCGCGGCTCGCCGAGGATGATCTGCGACGCCGTGCTCGGCTCCATGCCCGCGTCGACGGACGTGTGGTAGAGCTGCGTCCGCCTCTCCAGCCCGGCCGGATCGCCGTAGATGTCCGTCGCCGGGGTCACCGGCCGCGGCGTGACCGGGATGTCGGGGGTGTACTCGCGGAAGCTGGACACGCCGCTGCCGCGCTCGGCCGCGGCATCCTGGAGCGCGCCGGCCCGTTTGGCGCCCGCGTAGCGCTCCGCGCCGCCCGCCAGGGCGTCGGCATGGGTCAGGGCCGGTTCGCCCCACAGGCGGGCTTTGAGCGCCTCCAGGCCGCTCCCCAGGCGTTCGGAGAGCGTGCCGGTCCCCATCTTGGCGCCGGTCGTCTCCAGCCGCTTGCCGGCCTCGGAGGCGACCATCGGCCCCATCGACGCCACGGTCCCCACGGCGGGGCCGCCCACATACCCCGCCCCGGCCCCCCGCATCGCGGCGACGCGCGCCCGGAGCCAGGGACTCCATTCCGGATTGTCGAACGCCATCCGGCCCAGCGTTTTCAGGCCGGTGCCCCCGGCGCCGATAATCCGTCCGGCAAACTTCGGGAGTAGCTCGTTGGTGAGCCCCTCGCCCGCGCCGAATGCGGCGTCGCCGACAAACGTGCTGTCGGTGGGCATGCGCAAGGCCGCCTCGGGTGCATGGCCGAGCGCGCGACCGGCCGCGCCGCCGAGCAGGGCGCCCGGCGGGCCGAGCACCAGGCCGCCGGCCGCGCCACCCGCCAGCGTCAGGAATTGCTTCAGGATCTCGCTATTCCGGGCGCCGCTGTTCGGGTCATCCGGATTGTGCGGCCCTGGCGGCAGGTTGAGCATCGGCATCGACGGCCCGCCGCCGGTCGCTTCGCCGGCCGGGAGGACCCACGTCGAGCCGTTCCATTCGCGTTTTTCGCCGGTCGCGGGATCGACGCGCGTCGGTCGGATCTGCGGAGGCATAAATCACCGTTTCATTTCATCCGGCGTCGGCGGCGCCGCCCACGGATCGCTGTCGCCGAAATTGAGCGGCGTGCCCGGTTGGATGTGCGTCTGAATGATGGCCTTCTGAATTTCCGGCCACCGTTTTTTCAGTTCGGCAATTTGCGAGAGGAGAAATTTGTCGGTCGCCGAGGGATCGGTCAGATGTTTCTGCACGTCCTGGAGGTACTTGTAATTGCGGGAGCCGGTCATGTACGGCGCCGAGCCGACGATCTTGATCAGGGAGGAGAGTTGGAGACGCGCTTGCGCCTTCTCGTCGCCGAGCGTGCTCGGCGAGATGCCCATGTTGTACAGCGCCCATTTCGCCGACTGGCCGATCTTGTTCGGAATCTGGTCGGCATTCGGATCCAGCATCCGTTCGAGATCGCCGACCATCGGCGCCGCCTTCGCCATCGACTCGATCGCGTTCGACGACTGCGCGTTGAGCGGTTTGAAATTCGGCGGGAGCGTGAACCCGCCCATACCGCCGCCGGCCGCATCGTCCGGCATCTGGCCGGGGACCAACTGCGGCGACATCCGCAATTGCTGTTCGCGGCCCAGCGCCTTGTCTTTGATCCCTTCCGCGGTGTCGCTCGCGTTGGCGTTGATCGGGACCATCGCGGCGGCTTGGGCGGCCGGCGAGCTGGCAGCCTCGTACTCGCCCATCTTCATGCCCTTCGATTTCATGTAGTCGGCGAAGGCGTTGCGCGTCGCGATCGTTTTCGCCGCGTCGCCGATCTCCGGCCGCTGGATTTGCGCCGCGGTGTCGAGCGCGTGTTGCACGCCGCCGACGCGCGCCGTCTCCGCGTCGCCGGTGAAGGGATCGGCCGCGGCCTCGCGGTAGATCTCGCCGAGTCGCAGCTTGTCGGCGATCAGATTGGCCGGCGCCATGCCGCGCGTCAGATAGCGGCGGCCCGGTTCGCCGGGGACGAATCCCTCCATCGGCGGCATCGCCGCGGCCGACGCGTCGTTGACGAGCCGATCTTCCAAATCCTGTTGTTCGGTGTAGCGCGTGCCGCCGAGCGCGATGGCGCCGCTCGGATCGCCGACCGAGACATTCGGATCAGCGGGATCGGTAACCATCCCGAAATGCTGGCGGAGAATTTGGGCGGCTTCAGCCGGTGTCGGCATGGTGTTCCTTCTCTCTCTCCCTGGTCATGGCGTGACGCGCCGGGTGAGCGCCCCAATCGCCCCGTTCAGCCGCGAGAGCGTATCGCCGTAGAAGAAAATCCCCGCGTGGCGCGGATCGTTCTCCGGGGCATTCCCGGCGCCGGGGTTGTAGAGCGACACATGGTCGCGCAGAAAATCGTCCATCGACCGGCCGTCGCCCGTGCGGGCATAGCTGTCCTCAATCCCGCGGCGCTCGTCGGGATGCTGGACGAGATCGATCAGATTCGCCGGCCGCAGCTTCGCGCGGAGGATCGCGGTACTAGTCATGTCATGCGCAGTTGCCGCGCGAGCGCCGCGACAGCGCCGAGCGGCGGTTGCTGGGGCAACAGGGTTGACGGCTTCGCCGCGGCGGCCGGCAGGGCGGGCGGCTCCAGGTCCGGCGGATCGCTGCCGTACAGCCGGTGCAGAAACGCCTCGTGGCCTTCCGGCATCGGTCGCGCCCGCGATCGCAGCGTCGCCAGATCCCCGTCGCTCTGGCGCGTGAGCGTGCCGCTCTGCGTCGGATCCGCGTACGTCTCGGTCGGCAAGCCGGAGCCGGCCAGGTTGACGCGTTTCCCTTTGAGCGATTCGAGGAGCGGGACCCATTGGCGGTTGTAGCCGGTCGGGCCGGTCGCCGCGTCCTCCTGCATGTTGTTGAACGTGTTGAAATACCCTTGCTGCGCCGGGTTCGGACTGGCGAATTGGTCCGCCTGTTGGGTCGAGCGCCGATCGGTCACGGCGCGGTCCCAGCGGGAGAACAACTCGTCTTTCGTCGTCGCGTCGGTCAAGTAGCTATCCAGCCCTTGCCGGCCACCGGCGACATCCGCGGGCTTCACCTGGCGTGGCATGTCAGTACAGCTTCGTGAGGAGCGTCGAGAGCGCCCCGAGGTTTTGGCCGCGCACGCCGACCGCGCGATCGGCCGCGGCGTTCTTATCGGTGATGTCCTGGCCGCGCATCGTGACGCCGCCCTGGAACTGTGTCCCGGCCGATGTCACGTCTTGCCCGCGTTGCGTGATCCCGCCGGAGTACGCCGTCTTCGCCGCATCGAGCGCCCGATTCGCCGCGCCTTCCGACGTGGTGATGTCCTGGCCGCGCTGTTCGATGGCGCCTTGGTAGCCGAGTTTGGCGAAATCGTTTTGCCGTTGTCCCTCCTGGATCGCTTGCTCGCGGGTCGTGTCGTCGAGTTGACCGGCCCCGGCGGTGATCGTCCGCGCCGTGGCGCCGCCTTCGACGCCGCCGCCCAGGAGCCCGCGGGCCGCGAGCTGACTCCGGAGCGCCGTGAGACTGCCGCTCGTCGTTTTGCCGACCTGATCTTTCGCGCGGTTGAAGACGGCCGCCATCGCGGCCGACGTGTCGGGGACCGCGATCCGCTCAGTCGGAAGCGCGGTCCCCGTCGCCGCACCAGGCGCACCGGCCACGGCGCCGAAGGTGCCGGGAAAGGACACGTTGGGGAGCGTGCTGGTGTTGTACGGCACGGTGGGGACCCCGCCCCCGCCCGTCGCGCCCGTCGCGCCCCCGGCGGCGCCGCTGGCGGTGGCGCCGAAGCTCCCCAGCAACGAATCCTCGATCCCCTGGCCGCGAGCGCGTTGCGCCAGCGCATCGGTCGCCGAGCCGACGATCGGGACGTACTTCATCGCGACGCGGTCGTACGTGTACCCGGGCGGCGCCGATGCGTCGAGATTCGCCACGGCCGCGGCCGGCGACCGCCCGATCGGTCCGTCCAGTTGCCACCACGGAGTTGGAACGCCCACGCCTCCAGCCATAATTCACACCTTAATCACATGGACGGGTTGCTCGGGTAACGCGGTCCCGTCGTCGGCGACCCAGCTCACCGGGATTTCCACGTACCCCGGCTTGGCCACGGCCACGCCCGTCGAGAGGAACCGCGCGAACCGCGCGTGGTCGGCGGCGAGCTGGATGTAGAGCGTCGACCCGCTCGGCGCCAAGAGGAGCACCGTGCGGAGATCGATGCCGTCGATCGTCACGTCGCGGAGCCAGATCTTCGTCACCGTCGTGTACGGATAGGCCGCGTCGAAGCGGATTTGGGTGCCGACCGGCGGTTCGGTTGGCGTGTCGTTGTACGTGTAGTTGAAGACAAACGCGCGATTCGCAATCGCCGCGTCGACGTACGCCTTGGTCGCGGCGCCGCTCCCGAAATCCCGAAACAGGATCTCGAACATCTGATCGGCGTTTTGGAACTGCCGGGCGAGGACGGCATTCACCTCCGCGTCGAGCGACTTGCTCGGCGCGAACGCCAGGCGGTACGGCTGGGGCCGTTTCATCGCCGGCCCCCTTCGTGGACATCGTCGATCTCGAACCCGAACAGCGCGACGGGTTCGTCGACCTTCGTATGGCGGAGATTGAGCTGCGCCAGCTTGCCGAAGCCGAGCCGGCGGAGCCGCTGTCGACCGCGGTGCATGTCGTACGCGATCGGCGCTTGCGCGGGCGCATCGAGGTAACCGACTTTCGGCGTGATCGTCAGCGTGCCGGCGGCCTGGACGGCGCCGAGCATCGAGAGTTGGCCGAAGTACTGTTCGCGATCCGGACTGGAGCCCGGATAGAACTTGCTGTCGACGTTGTAGTCGATCCCGTAGCGCTGGCCGCTGATCGCCACGTCGGCCGCCGTGGGCCGCACGCCTTGATCGTAGATCCCGCCATCGCCGCCGCCGACCGTGGGGACCGGCACATTGTCGAGCGTGCGGAGAAACGCGCTCGTCGCCGTGAACGCGTCGATCCGGTGGGGACCGTCCCAGGTGCTTTGTTTGATATCGAATTCGATGAAATGCAGCACGCCGGCCGGATCCCACAGGAACAGGCGGTACTTGGCGCGCGTCGTGTCCATTTGCGCGAAGGCCCGCGAGAAGCGCGAGGCGTCGAAATAATCCGGCGTGGTGAACCAGGAGCGCACGCGGCCCCGGCCGCCGATGCCATCGGTGAGGCAGACGATGCCGGAGTCGTCCCACTGATAGACGCCGTCGTGCCACAAGAAATATGCCTTGTCGCGATAGACGACGACGCTTTCCTGCGAGAGCACGCCGCACTGATCACTCATGATGATCACGCGGAAATCGATCAGCGTACTCTGGTCCGCCGACTCCTCGCCGCTGCCGACGATCGCCAGGAGCCGATTGAGGCGGCCGACGCCGAGCGCTTCCCGCCGCATCAGGAACGCCGTCACGCCGACCAGATCGGAGCCGGTGCGCGGAATGGCCAGCGCGTTGAGCGCCGGCCACGCGTACATCAGGCCCGTCTCGGTGTAGCGCACGGTGTCCACGTCCAGATCGCCGACGCCGAACAGCCGGTCGCGGATTTCGGCGATCAACGTCAGCCGCGGCGGCGCACCGAGCGCCGGAGAGGCGGCCAGGAGACTCAGCGCCGCATCGGGCAAATCGTCCTGCACCGACGTGAGCACGTTGCCGTCGAGATCGATCCACTGAAAGAGCGTCGAGCCGCCGTCCGTCACGCGATAGGCGCGTCGCGCATTGACCGACCCTTCCGTCGACACGTCGATGCCCGCGTACTGGAGATCTTCGGTCGAGATCGTCACGTCGGCACTCGAAGCCGGCGAGTAGTCGCTTTCCGCGATGATGGTGCCGTCGTCGGCGCGAATGAGGAACGTGTAGCGCCCGTGGTTGTACGTGCCGCTCAGGGTGCCCGTGGGGACCCCCGAGAGCACGGGCGCGAGGCTGGGCGCCAAGGGCGTCAGGGGGCGCACGGTGCCGGACGCATCGATCGTGATCGGCCGATTCGGCGTGTTGACGAGGATCACGTAATGCCCGTACACCTCCCAGCGTGGCGGCACATCCGTGCGGAGCGTGATGCCGGTCGGCAACGGCACGGGCGTCAGAACGCCGGCCTCGTCGACGAACTGCAACGTCGCGCCGGCTTGCACCAGGGTCAGGGACATCAGAGCACCACCACGGCGACCGCCGGGAGCGCGGTCCGATCCGTCTCCGGCAATTGCGGGGTGAGATTGAGCCAGGCGACGCCGTCGAACGTGCCGACGATCGCCGCGGTCAGCCCGAGGCCGCCGCCGATCGCATAGAGCATCCCGGCATCGACGGGGAGCGCGAGGAACGGCCGGAGCGTGCCCGCGGCGCCGCTGTACGCTGTCGTCCAGGTGACGCCATCTGCCGATCGGCGGACCTTCGCAATGGCCGGCGTGTCGTTGTTCCAGTACGCCGCGTAGAGCGCATCGAGGAACAGGCCGAAGGCCAGATAGCCGTTGTTCGCGGTGGCCGCGCCGCCCGTCCCCGTGTCGACGACGCTGTAGGTCCCATCAGCCGCCCGCGCGAGCACCTGGCCGAACGTGGCGGCCGGCGCCGTCGCGCCGACGTAGAGCGCCCCTTGGAATGCGGCGAGTGCCGCGACGCCGCCGAGACTCTCCGCGGTGAGATCGTGATCCTCGGTCCACGTCGCATCGATCCCCGGACGAATCGAAAAGATTTTGCCCGGCGCGGCGGCAGTCTGCCGGTGCGTGCCACACCACAATTGACTGTTGAGGGAGGCGAGCGCGTACGGGAGATGGCCGACCGGGAACACATCGCCGATCGGCGTGAGCGTCGCCGAGTCGATGTCGAGCGAGAAGACGCGCCCGAGCCAGGTCGTCGAGTCGGTCCCGCTGTCCCACGTCGCCACGTAGATCGTCCCGTTGGCCACGAGGATCGAGACGACCCCGTGCGCCGGCCCGGCGCCTGACGGCGGCAGCGTGGCGAGTTGGCGATCGTAGGACCCGTCGAAGATATGAATCGGCGGCGCGTCGGTCCCGACCACGTAGTTGGACGCGGCGTAGATCATGTGGTTGCGGACGATCGCCGCGATGCCTGGCGAGCCGCCGAGCATGGCCGCCGAGCCCGCGGCGAAGCCGACAAAGTCTTTCCACGATCGCGGATTCGCCGGCCGCGCATCGCCGATGGCGACCACGTCGCCGCGGAACCCGGCATCCGACTGCCACCAGCCATGCGGCGGCGGCGGTACCGGCGGAATGATGGGCGGCAGGACGGGCGGCGTGGTCCCGCCCAGCGGCGGCGCCGGAGCCAGCCACGGCGGCGTCACCGGATTGCCGCCGCCATCGAGATTCGGCGTCCAACTCCCGGCGAACCCCGCGCCGGCGATCACGAAGATGTCGTACGTCCGGCCGAGGACGTTCAGGAGCGCGCCGACCGTCACGTAGTTGAGGCCGCCGCCGATGATCGCCGTGGTGACGATGCCGCCGGTCACCGCGTTGGAGTCGAGCCCGGTGTGCGCCGGATCGCGGAAGTACGAACCGAGCGTGTGCGCGATGCCGAACGCGAACAGCGGCGAATTGCCGCCGAGGTTGACGGCGATGTTGCGCGAGGAGAGCCCGTCCCCCGTGTAGCTCACGCAATCGATCAGCCCCGAGGCGCCCGTCGCATCGACCGTGCGCCACGCCGCGTACGCCATCTGCGGCGTGCGGTAATGCGCGGCGGCTTTCGTGGTGAGCGTCCCGGCGCCGAACGTCATGACGGCCGCCACGTCCGCGCCGGTCAGCGGATTGGCCGTGTCGGTCGCATTCCCCGGCCCTTTGTAGAAGAAGCCGGCGATCCCCGAGGACAGATCCTCTTGCGCGGTGAAGACGCACGTCGGGGTGAACGCGGGATCTTGCAGCGGATTCGCCACGCTCGCCGTCGCCGGGGTCCAGGCGACGGCGCCATTCAGCAGGAACCGACTGGACGGATCCGAGAACGCGACCCACGCGTAGGTGACGCCGACCTGGTTGGTCGCCGCATTGCTGCCGCTGACGCGAAACACCGTGGCGGCGCCACTCGGCGGGGACACGACCGGGAGCCGACTATCGATCCCGGAGAACCCGCCGCCGAGCGCGTTATGGTGCGCGAATTGTGACGACCACCAGTAATCCGAATTGGTCGTCCCGACGACGCGAATCCACAGCCAGTGAAACGGCACGCCGACCGGGATGTCCTGGCCGGTGCCGTTGCCGACATAGGTCCCGCTCCGCGCCGACGCCCAGGCCATCGACTGCAACGGGAACGTGACGGCGTCGATCTCCGGGTACGGCGCGTTGTGGAGGCCCGCGCGGACGGGCGTCTTCACTGGCGTACTGCCGGCGGGCACATCCTCCGGACCGAACACGCCGATCCACTCCACGGCCGCGAACAGGGCGGCGATGCCCATCGAGGACGCGCTCGCGTCTTTATCGAGCGAGATGTCGAGCGTCGTCACGTCGGTGACCGGCGTCGCGCCGGCCTGAAAAATCTGGCCGCTCCAATTGTTCACGGCGCCGGCCTGGCCGACGTTCGTGTTTTTGATGATCGCGCCGCCGTTGAGGCGGTACCCGACGATGGCCGGGCCGCCGGGCCACGTCGACGGCCAGCAATGCACGAGGATCGACGCGATGCCCAATTGCGGCAGATTCACGTAGTCCGTGTTGAAGATGATTTGCGTGCTCGCCGTGGTCGCCGCGATTTGGTTCGGCGGCGTGATGCCGGGCGTGTTGCCGGCGAGCCCGCGATAGTCACCCGTCCAGGCGCCGGCCGCCGCGATGCCCGCGACGTTCACCAGGCGGATGTGCGTGCCGTTCAGCACATCGACGGTGGCCGGGAGCGACGGCGTCGCCATCGCGACGTTGATCCAGTCGTCGACATCGTAGCGGTACTGATTCGTCGGACTGAGCCCGCCGACCGGGACCGTTTGCGCGGGGCCGATCGTCGACAGCGTGTGTTTCGCGTTCGTCGTGCCGAGCCCGCTGGTCCCGCCGGCTTGCGAGCCGCTGAACGCGAGTACCCCGTTGATCATCAGACTCATGACCCCGGCGGTCGGCCCGGTCTGCGCCCACGCGACGACGAGATCGAGCTTCACCCACGCGCCGAGGGTGAGCGCCGCGGAGGTCCCGAGGACGGTCCCCGGCGATCCGGAATTCCCCCAATTGCGGAACACGAGCTGGCCGGCCGTGTTGATCGCGAGAAAACAGGCGGTCACCCCTTCGAGCGAGTCGTTGGCGCTCCAGATCGCCAACTCCCCTTGATTCGGCAGCACCCACGGGCGGAAATAGAACCGTTCCCACGAACAGAACGAATTCAGCAACCCCGAGCCGACCGGCGTCGTCGTTTTCCCCAAGTCGCCGCCGCCGCCTGGTGTCGCGGTATAGCCGAAGCCGTCCGTCGTCCGCGAGCCGGCCGGCCCGCACGCACTATTCAGGTTGTTGAGGCCCGCATTGCCCGTGCCGCCCAACTCGAAGCCGCACGCCCAGCGACGCGCCAGGAGCGAGCTGCCCCCGGCTGGCGCGGTGAAGTAGTACGGCAGGATGATGCCCCACCACTTGTATTCGATGGGATCCCAATTGGTCGTGTAGTCCGTTTTGAGATCGTTCGGATCGACGAAGCCGGAGTCGACGGTTTTGTCGAAGTGAACGAAATCGCCGGGAAAGAAAATGCCGCCATCGTTCGCCGGAAAGAACCAACAGCCCGAAGGATCGGGGAGCGCGGTCGCCGCGTAGTTGACCGTGAGCCCTTGCGAAGCCGCGAGGCGATCCGGACCGGCCAGCACGCCCGAGGGATTCGCCGCCATCCACGCCGCCGCGAGCGCGGTATTCGTCGTGTAGATGATGTAGTTCAGCAGGATCGGCGAGGGGGAAATCGCCGGCATACTATTCGCTCAGCGGTCCGCGGCCGATGTACATCAGCCGCGTGCCGCCGCCTTCGCCGCCCGAACTGCCGGCCAGCGCGGGCACGCCGACGCCGCCCAGGATCGCCCCCGGCGCCGCCTCCAGATTGACGGGCGCAAACCCCGGCCGGTTCACCAGGACGCCGAGCGGATTGTTGAGCGCGTTTTGCAGCTTGACGCATTCCTGATCGTCGATCGACCACGGATCGCTATCCACGTTCACGCCCAGCTTGCCGATCCCGTAGACCTTCATCTCGCCCATGTCAGCACCCGTCGCCCGAGAGGCCGCCGCCGAACAACTCGTCGAATACACCCTCCATCACGGCAGGTTGCTGTTCCTGACGCGGTTCACTGATGGTGAGGATCGCTTGTTTCTCCGTCGAGTAGACGGCGAGCCAGGTCGTGTCGGGCACGAACGCGCCGCTCTCGCCGTTTTGTTTGCCGAGCGCGAACGACGCGATCCAGGCCATGAGCGCCTGATCCGACTCGCCGGGAATCGGATTCATCGTCTCCATGTCCATGGTCGCCGGCAGCGTCGGCACGTAGACGAAGCGCAGCAACACGGTCGCCGTGAGTTTCGGCGCGATGTAGACGATCGGCGGCGCGACCGGCGAGCCCGCGTTGGTCACCGCATAGAACACTTCGGCCGGCCCGGTGGCGTCGACCGCGCTCCGGCCGAGCGCGTTCAGAAAATCGGTCGACGTGTACTTGCGCGGGACGAAGCGCAGCGTGCGGATGCCGCTCACCTGCGACGTGTCGCGCGGCATGATGGCCAGGACGCGGAGCGTGTCCGGCGGCACGCCGGTCAGCACCTCGTCGCCGGATTTGTAAAACACGTTCGTGATGTCGACCTTGAGAAAGTGCTCCTCGTGGAGATCGACCAACGCGCGCCAGAGGTCGCGCGCCCCGGCGATGGCGTGATCGAGCAACTCCGTATCGGCGTAGAACGTGTCCGGACTGATGGCGCCCGTCTGCACCAACGGCGCGAGAATTTGCGTCCGCGTCCGCGCGATGATGGCCTTGAAGGGCGTCGGCATCTCAGCTCCAGATCAACCGGAGGCCGGTCACCACGCCGCCCGCGTTCAGCACGAACGACACGACGGCCGACCCGAGTGCGATCGTGGACGGGTCGGTCGGATGGAGCGCGATCCCGGTATCGCCCGCGATCCCCTTCAAGGTGATCGGCGCGACGTTGCCGGCCGGCGGCACGATGGTCACGGCCACGGGCGTGGCGCCGCCGATCGGCGCGGCGATCACGTTCGAGCCGATGGCCAGGTTGATCAACTGACTGACACCGGGACTGGCCGGATTCTGGAGGGCGGCATTGGTCTGCGTCGCGGTCACGTCGCCGGTGAACGTGATCGTTTGCGTGCGGGCGCTCGCGGTCGGCATGGACTCTCCTCCAGCGGATCAGGGTTTCGCAACATGGACGGTCCCGCCGACGCTCAGCACGTTGTCCATGAACGTCTGATACTCCGTGTGCAAGGCGTGAACCGTCGCGATGGCCGCGCTGTACTCCTGCGTCGCGGTTTCGAGCGTGACGGTCGCCACGTCGAGGGCTTTCCGTCGCGTCTCTACGTCGCGCACGGCGGTGTCGATCTTCGAGGCCAGCTCCAGCATGGTCCCCTTGGGCTCAGTCATCGGTTCGTCCTTTGGTTCGGCCGCTGGGCGCGCACGCCGCGGCCGTGTGCTTTTGGCCATTACCCGATCTTCGGCGCGGCGCCGCGCGTGAGCTTTTTGAACGCTTCCCAGGTGATCCAACCGATCGCGCCAACCGCGCCCGTGATGTTCAGCACCAACGCCGTCGCCTCGGTGCAGGGCACGCCGTCCGGCCCGAAATCGAAATCGAAATGGGCAATGGCCGCGGCCGACACGTTCGGCACGAGCGGGATCGGCGTGCCCGCGCCGTCCTGGAACGTCCACAATTCAGCGGCGGTCACCGTCGTGACTTCGATGTGCAGCTTTTGCAGAAAGATCGTCTGCAACAGAATCAGCGGCACGAGCGTGATCAGGCCGGTGTCAACCGCCTGGACGCGATAGTTGCCCGAGACGGTGCCGAAAAAGTCGCGATTGCGTTGATAGGGATCAGTCATGGATCACGTCCAGAACGTAGCGTGGTTGGCGACGACGGCCGGACTGAGCGCCGTCCCATAGAGCACCAGTTCGTCGATGTCGACAACGCCGCCGAGCACGCCCGCAAAGAAATTGTTGAACAGGCTCACGACCGTCACGCCCGGCCACGCGGCGGCCGTGCCCGCCGGCACACCGTTCAGATAGAACGTCACCGCGCCCGCGTTGCAGACGACGGCGAGGTAGTACTTTGTGTCGAGGAGGATCGCATTCGAGAGATGATCCCCGCCGTAGTACAGATCAACGTAGTAGAGCGGGCCGGCGCCGCGGAACAGGTACAGCCCCAAGGCGGTATCGCCGACGATGAACGCGTAGTTGCTGGCGCCGTTGAAGCCGTGGAGCGCGAATCGACATTCGATCGTGCAGGTCGTTCCCAGCACCAAGGGTACGGGCGAGGCCGACGACACGAGGCCGCTCGTCGGTCCGGTCGGCGAGATCACGATCTGGCCGAGGATCACTTGCAGGAGGTTCCAGCCGTCCGCGTAGTGGAGGCGAAGATTGTAGGTGCCCGGCTCCGGCGTGCCGCCGACGTTGTTATTGACCGGCATCGACATGCTGCCGGCGCCGGTGGCCGTGATGTACTTCCAGCCGACATATTGCTCGATGGGGCGGCCGACTTTCGTCAGCGTGAACCAGTTCGTCGCGACTTGCTGGCCCGCCGGGATCCCCGCCCACGTTACCGTGAGCGTGCCCGTGGGCGCGACGACGGACGGGCTCGCCGTGATCGTGATCGGGAACGTCCCCAACCCGCCAGGCAGGTTCGTCGCAATGCCGAACGTCCCATCGTGGAGATCGCTCGGCTGGCGGAATCGCACGCCGGCCAAATTCTGGCCCGGTCCGCCAGCGCCGCCGCCGTTGAAGTCGTGGAAATTTCCCGACGAGTCGGCGAAGACATTGCCGCCGCTTTCCTCGAACCGCCAGTACCCGAGCGGCGCCAGGGCGAGGATCAGGCTCGCGTAGTCGACCATCGGCACGATCTTTTGGAACGCTTCCCAGGAGATCCAGCCGATCGCGCCCGTCGCGCCCGTGACGTTCAGCACGAACGCGGTCGCTGCGGCGCACGGGACGCCGTCCGGCCCGAAATCAAACTCGAAATTGGCGACGGCCGCGGCCGACACGGACGGCACGAGCGGGATCCCGTTGCCGTCCTGGAACGTCCACAGTTCGGAGCCGGCGCCGGTCGTCACTTCGATGTGGATCTTCTGGACGAAGATCGTCGATCGCAGCGGCGCCGCCGCAAGGGTAATCAGGCCGGTGTCCGCCGCGAGCACGCGGTACGCGCCAGACACCGACCCGAACAGCTCCCGATTGCGCGAGTAGCTATCCGACATCAGGCCTTGACGGGCACGATCGGATTCGGCAGCGCGTACGTCACCCAGCCGAACGACCGACCGACCGCGGTCGAGGGCGCGCTTTCGGTGACGACCATGATCACGTTGTAGGCGGCCGACACGAGGCCGCCGATCGCCGGCGCCACCACCATGCCGAAGCGTCCCGCGGCGGTCAGGTACGCGCCATTGAGGCCGCCCCAATTGCCCGCGCTGGCCGCGGTCAGGCGTTCGCCGACCAGGAGATCGGTCGCCTTGAGGTTCGTCGCGAGAAACCAGCCGTTGGCCGCCGCGGCATCGCCGATTGTCAGGACGACGGTACCGCCGCCGGTCCAGAGGACCGTCGACAGAAAGCCGATGTCGAGGAGCACGGCGCCGATGGGAATCGGAAACGTCGCCGTGTGCGTGAGCGTCACCGCGTCCTCGACGAACGCCGCCATCAGCGTCTGGACGGGATTCAGCGCCTGGAGCGTGGGCGCGGCGCCCGCGACGCCGCCGCCGACGCCGGTCCCGGCCATGAATTGATCCGTCAGGCCATCGATATAGACTTCGTTCCAGCTCGGAGCGTTTTGGAATCCGACCGGCGGGCCGCCGGCCGCTGGGCCGCGTTGAATACGACGTGTCGGCATGACGCACTCCTCCGTAGGGTTCCTGTGGGGCGCGTGCCGATCAGGCGCACGCGCCATGCTGGAACCAGGACCGTGACGTGTGGACGCCTCCTGTCAGGCGGTCAGCCGACGCCGGGTGTTACGGCGTGGTGAGACAGAACCCGTCGCCGCCGTCTGCCGCGGCCGAGATCGTGAACGTGTCCGCCAACGTCACGAGCGCCAGGCGGAGGCCAGCCGCCAGCGGGAAGCCGTTCGGCGAGAGATAGATCCCCTCCTGGAGCAAGCCGGGGTTGCCGCTGCTCACCGCGCCGAGCGGGATCACGAGCCGGCTGTTCGCGGTCAGGCCCGAGATCGCGGCGTCGGTGCCTTCATCGAACAGCTTCAGGTACGACGCGGTCACCGAGCCGGCCACGTTCGTCTTGCGGATGTAGATCGCAAAGAGCCGCGCAGTCGTCGTCGCGCCGTACTGGCCGCCGTTGGCCGCCGTGATCAGACCGAACGGGGTCACGGTGTTGTTGGGCAATTGCGTGAACCGGAGATCCGGGCACGACTTCTGTTGCGCCAGCCACTTTTTGAGCGCCTGAAACGCGAACTGCGCACCGGGCGAGGCGCCCGCCAGCGCGATGTCGACGCGTTGCCAGGTGAGCGCTTCCGCTTCGAGCGCGGGGAGTGCGGGAAGAACAGCCATTAGTCAGTTCCTTTCAAATGCGATTCGTCGGTGACGCGCAGCGGCAAGTCGGACGGGCGGCCGGCGTTCAGGATGCGTTCGCCGGTGCGCGCCTGGAGCGAGCGCCAGGCCTCGCCGGTGGCGTGGTACACGTCGTCGTGAACGTCGCGATCGATCTGCGCGCGATCGTCCGCGTCGCGCTGGTCGAGCGCTTTGCCGTACTTGCTGCCGCCTTCAAACATGGCCTTACGCATCAGGTCTTCGGTGAGCGGACCGCCTTCGATCGCCCAGGTGTCGCGCTCGATCAGCTCGCCGACGATGTACTGCAAAAACCCCTCGGACCATCCCTCCATGCTGCAAATCCAGGTCACCGGGACCAGGTCATACCGCACGAACATGGCCGTGTCGTTCTGGTCGTCGACGATCGCGGCGCCGGTCAGGCCGCGGCTGTACTTTTTGACACGCGCGAGATGAAACACGGGCCGCTTGCGGCCGGGCAAGATCCGGATGTCGTGATCGAAGGCCCACAACCCTTGTTGCCACCAGAGCGGCGGCGCTTCCAGGTTGAAGGGGTTCAGATCCGGAATGTAAATCTCGCCCAACTCAGTCATGGCTCACCGCCGCGCACGGCCGCCGGTCGTCGTGGCCGCCGCGGGCGGCTCGGGCGGCGCCGGGGCGTTGTTGCTGCCGGCGTCGGCATCGTCCTGGAGATCGACTTTCTCGGTCCCCATCTTCGCGTCGAAGTACGACGGACCGCCGGCATCGATCGGCGTCGCCGCGGTCCCGAGGCCCATCACCCGGCGCCGATCGAGCCGCTCGCCGGCCTTGCTCTGCTCGATCGGCGTCACGTTCCCGAACGGATATTTCAGGCCGACGATCCCGATCAACGATTCGATGATGTCGGGGTCGCCGAGCGGATCCTCCGTGCCGTGAATCGGATTCTGCTTGTACGCCGCAATCGCGATCTCGCGCGGGACGTTCGGATGGGCGCCCGGCTCGAAGTGGTAGTGCATCCCGTCCCACGTCGCGGTGAGGATCGACTTGCTGGTCCGATTGACTAACGTGACGTTGTCGCCGAACTGAGCCATGTTCTAACGCGTCCTTTTCTTCCGCCGGAGCTGACCGGGAGGTCGTTCCTCCAAGGTGATCGCGGGCCAAGGGAATTAACTCCGGAGGATTACCCCTTTGGATCAGGCGGCCCGAGTCAGGCTCCGGCGAACTTGTGTTACTATTCCCCGCGCACCACCACGAAGGTCATGCCGGTGAGCGCATCGAGCCGCGCGCACTTGCCAGGGTTTCTGCAAAACAACTGATATCTCTTGTAGTACCACGCCTCCCAGGCGTGCCGCGCGTTGACGCCCGTGCCGTCACGCACGAGGATCTCGCCGCTGGAGCCCGACACCCACTTGCCTTTTTCGCTGGTGTAGCGCACGAAGTCGCCGCCCTTCGTGTCGACCAGGAACATTTGCCGGAGGCCGAGCGTGCGGATCGCTTTGTAGGCGACCGCGCCCATGGTCAGATCTTCCTGCTGGAACGCGGCCGTGCCGCCGTCCGGATTCCGCCGGCTGGCGGCGTCCGCATAGCGGCGATCGGCTTGCGTCAGGAGGATGTACACACGACGGACCGAGTGATGCGACCAGATCGCGTCAATTTCCCCATCGAGTTTTTGGTTGACGATGTCCGACACGCGCTGGAGGAGATCGAACGACAGCGCGCCCGTGTTCGCCGACACGTACGACTGATAGTTCGTCCAGAGCGAGCGGTCGACGCCGAAATAGTTCTGGCGGTAGGTGCCGTCGTCGATCAGCGCGGTCAGCCCCCACGGCGCTTTCTCGTACGCCGTGTCGACCACGTCGGTAACGCCGGTATTGGCCGCCTGGACGACGTAGTCGCCCGTCGTCCAGCCCGGCGCGAGGCTCGCGGTGAAGTCGGTCCCGTCGCTGTTGACCGCGGTCACCTTGGGCGTGTTCGCCCGAATGGCGCCGGTGGTCGGATTGATCGCGGCGACCGCCATGCCTTTCTTGATGTAGCGGTTGCCGAAGGCGGACGTGATCGCGACGCCGGCCGACGAGATGTTGCCGGGGCTGTTCAGCTCCACTTGCGCGGCGGCGGAGGTCGCATCGACGATGCCGAAGACGCCGCGGCCATCGGTCCCGAGGTAAAACTCCTCGCGGTAGCTGATGTCGTCGATCAGGCGCTCCATGTTCTCGGTGCGCGAGCTGCGGTACGACCCCTCGCGCGACTGCGTGTCGTCGAGTTGTTCGTTGGTGACGCGCCACCGCGCCATGATCTTTTTCTGGCTGATGAAGCCGGTGATGTACTTCTGATTGTCGGCCACGGGAATGGCCGAATCGGATCCGACCGCCATCGGCGAGTTGTTGCGTTCGACGTGGGCGGACCATTCCTTGCCGCGTCCGCCATCCCACGGGCTGTCTTTCAGCTTGAACGCGTCGCGGAGCTGAAACTTTTTCAGCACGCCTTCGGCGATCACGTCTTCGTACGTGTTCTTGAGGAGGCCGTCCTCCGTCGCCGAATCAGAACCGGGACCGGCCCACAGCAGGCCGTCGGGCGATTGACTCAGGTGAGACAGGAAATCGCCGACGCGGCGAATTCCGGTGTAGAAAAACAACTGCATGGGCGTGTTCCTCGCTCCACAAGCCCGAGAGAGGAAACGCGAGCGATCATCGGCCGAGGCGCTCCGCCTCTTTTTCGGCCTGGTCGAGCATTTCTCTGACGGACAATTTGGAGTAATCGGGTTTTTCTGGCGCCTGCACGACGGGGACGGTGCGTCCGCCGCGCGGGACGACGTGCCGTTGTGCAAGGGGGACGGTCGCTTGTCGGCGGGCGGGTTCGAGCATGTCGCCGACGTACTCTTTGACGAATTCGTCGATCAGCGTTTCGTCCCCGCGGTTATAACGCGCTTGAAATTTCGCAAACCCGTCCGGGTCCTCGCGCCTGTCGGGCATCGACGCGCCGAACGCCGCGCGCAGCTTGCGCGCCTGACCCGGTGTGAGCGTCGTCGCACCGATCTCCTCCGCGAACCGCGAGTCGAGCGATTCGAGGAAGCGATCCGCCTGTTGGTTGTAGATGTGGTCGCGCGCCTCGGTGAGCGTCGCGCCTTCATCGACCAGGGCTTTCACCGACGCCAACCATTCGGGCGTGATGCCTTTCAGGTGGGCGAACTGCGGCAACGCGTAGAAGGCGTTGGCGACCTTCTCGGCCTCCGCCTCGTCTTCGTTCGGCGGCGTGGCGCCGACGAGTGCCGCGAGTTTCTTGTCGCGATCCTTGATCTCGCGCTGGAGACGCTCGATGTCGGACGCGGTCCGATTGATCAGCGTTTCGGATTTCTTATATTTCTCCGGCGGGATCCAGGCAGAGCGATCTTCGGGGTAAACGTACTGACCAGCGGGCGGCTGCGTCGTGCCGGCCGGCGGCGTCGTGCCGGCGGGCGGCTGGGTCCCGGCGGGCGGTTGAGTGCCAGCGGGCGGTTGGGTCCCGGCGGGCGGCTGGGTGCCACCGGGATCGCCACCAGCAGGGGCGCCGCCGCCACTGCCGCCGTCGCCGGCCGCAAACAACAGTCCGTTCGAGATCGATCCAGTGAAACGCGAGAGGAATCTATTGAACATAAGGTGTCCTGATGTCTTACGCGGTCGATCGCGGTCAGGGTCTTACGCGGGGGCGGGTCGGGTGTTACGTGGAAAACTTTGTCAAGCAGAGCACTTGTCGTACGTCGGTTTGGCGATCAGCCTACGCCTGTACCTGAACTGATGCAAGCTCGGGTATGTCACGAAGGCGACAGACGGATCGGGCGGGACAGATCCGCACGGCGGAATTGTCGCGCGGGGGGCAGCTCTCCCGCCCGGTCCGCCTCGCCCGCACCAGGGTGCCACCAGGCGCGGGCGATCGTGGCCGGTTCCAGGTCCGGCGTCGTTTCCGTTTCCAATCCGCCAGCCGGAGCCGATGGCGGAAGCACCGTGCAAATTTTCCGCTCGGCTCGCCGCATTCGCCACAGCCCCCGGCGGCCCGGTACCGCCGCCAGCGCGCCCGCATGCGCGGCCGATAGTACGCCCGCTGATACGCCCGCCGGTGTTCGACGTTGGCGAACGGCATCAGAGGAACAACTCCGGTTGCTGCTGAATCTCGGCGTCCCACACGTCGACCAGGGGGACGTTCGTATCGGGCCACTTCGAGAAGCCGGATCCATCGAACGAGTCACAGCCGGCCTTCAGCGCCATCTCGTACCGCCGCTTGCCATTGACGCGGCCCCAATGCGTCCAGATCCCTTTCGCCTTCGCGTAGGCCATCAGCGAGCGCACGTCGGCGGACTCTTTGTAGTCGGTCGACCCGCCGATGAACAAGGCGCCCATGTCGGCCCACGGCACGCGGTCGGCCGACAGGCCGTCTTGCGCGACAAACGCCGGAGGGAACCCCAGCCCGCGAATCAGCCGCGCCCAGAACGGCCAGCGGCGCAGCGTGGCGGCGGCATCGGCCACGACATCCGGCGCGGAGACGAACAGACACCCGCTGAACGCGCCATTGTCCACCGCCCAACGCCCGGCCTGGAGCTGCAACGCCGCGGGATCGTTCCATTGCTTCGGGACGATCAGATGACCGACTGTATCCGTGCGCGCCGTCCGCGTGGCCCCGGATACCAGCAACAACATCACTTGTCCTGTGGATTGGGGCGCGTCATGTTGTACATGCCGGCGGCGGCGCCCGCGGCGCCGCCCAGATAGCCGACCACCTTCGCCGCGGTCGGATGCCCCGAGTCCGCCAGCTTTTTCATGGCGCGCACCGCGAGCGCCGTTTGCAGCGCCTTCATCGCCGTCAGGCCCGCGGACGGACGCTCGCCCATCCACGAGTACATCGGATTCGACTCGATGTTGCCGCGTCCGAACTGCTGAATGGAGGATCCGACATCCATCGCTTGCCCGCCGACGAGCGCCGCGATCGACAGCGGGTCGAGACGGCCCTTCACCGGCGGCGGCGTCGGCGCCCAGCTTGTCGCGGACGTGTTCGGCGCCGTCGCCATCGACGGCAGTTGCGCCAGTTGCGGATCCACGTCGCTCGCGTCCTCCGCGTCCGGTTTCACGCCGCGGGCGGCGCGTTCGAGGGCTTCCGGAGAGAACATGGAATTGGTGGGCAGGAGCTTGTTCGCCAACACGTCCACCGCGGATGTCAACATGGCGAGAACCTCCTCAGTGCGTCACCAACGCGGGCGATCCGGGTTGGGGCGTGTTGCCGACCGGCGCGGAATTCTGATTCGAGTTGGCCGCGGCGCGGCCGGCGCCTTGGGGCGGCGACGGCGCGCCGGCCGGCGTCGAGGGTGCGGGCGGCGGCGGCAACTGTTGCGCGCGATCCCACGCGGCGCGCACTTGCGGGTCGAGCGCCAGATCTTCGCCCTTGAGCGCCAGGCTCGTCTTGATCGGCTCGGGCGGCTGTTTCTGCGACTCGGAGATTTTGCCTTCCAACTGCGCCAGGTAGCGGCCGACGAAGTACTCGGCCTCCGGCGTCGTGCTGAACATTTCGATCATCAGATCCGACACGGCCCACTTCACCAACTCCACGCGATGAATGGGCGCGTCGTACCAGGGCCGCAGCTTGAAGGGGTACGTGCGATCGGTTTCGGGATCGAGCGGCGGCGCCGCGGGCGGCGGCGGCTGGCCGGGGACGACGGGCGGCGGCGGCGGCGGCAAGTACTTCGCGACGTTCGCGCCGCGGATCCACTTCACGAACGCGTCCTGATTCTGCAACGCGCACTGATGCTGTTTGTCGAGCGCCGGGATCAGATCGGTTTGCCCGAGTTTCTGATAGACCGCGTACTGCGTATCGGCGTCTTTGAGATCGACGCCGCCGAGTTGTTTCAGATGTTCGATCGAGGCACGCTCACCCAGCGCGGTTTTGGGTTTGGTCGAGCCCGATGCCACATCGAACGCCACTTCCCCATCGAGATCAGCTTTCTGGTACGTCTCGAAGGCGTAGGAGCGGCTCTCGCTGACGACAGACGCGGTCCGTTCGGGCGGTCCATATTCGCGTTCGATCTCCATCTGTGACCGGCTGATGTCGCGGAAGCAATTCGCCCGCGATTGGAAGGCGCCGGCAAAGCGCGCCTCCCCCGCTTCGACCAGGAGTTGCATGGCCGAGAACGCTTCAACGCCTTCCGGTTGCTTGCCCTTGAGGATGTCGTTGATCCCGAGGGCGGCGTCGATCTCGGCGACGATCTGTTCGCGGAGCACGGCCCAATAGCGCGGCGGCTCGGTCCCCTTCCACAGTTCCGGCTTGCCGCCGCCGGGCGCGGGCGTGTACTCGGCGACCAGGCCGGGCATCGCGGGCGAATCGCCGAGCCACTGCACCTCCTGGCCTTTCGGTTTCAGGATTTGCGGAATGGCCATGCGCGTCATCATCATCTCGACAATCGAATCCAACCGATTCAATTGATCGAATTTCTGGATGACGGGATCGAGCGCACTGGAGGCGACCACGCGTCCGCCGACCTGTTCGTAGCCGGCGTGATGGAACGTCCAGCGCGGGTTGCCGGTCGCCTCGTGGTACGGCAGCGGGCCGGGGAGCCCCTCCGACTCCTCCAAGTGCAGCACAATCGGCGAGCCGTCGCCGGCCACGCGCAAGACGAGGCCTTCGGGATGCTCCGGCGTCGGCCGCATCCACAGTTCGTACTCGGCGACGCCTTCCTCCTCCGAACTGCCGGCCGTGCCGGAGCTGACCGGGCTGATCTCGGTCTGGAACGGCAACGCCTGAAAAATCTGCAACGATCGTTCAGTGGAGCTTTTCGAGAATTGGAGCCGCGAGAGGTACGGTTTCAGCTCGGCGTGCGTCTCGTAATACCGCTTGGTGCGCCAGCGCAAGCGGATCAGGAAATCGACATCCTTCCACCGCGGGCGCATCATCGGGAACGCGATTTCGAGCGGCGACAACGCCGTCGTCACCGTCTGGCCTTGCGGCTCGTACCGCATCCGCGGCTTGCCGGCCTGATCGAGCGCGGGCGTGAAATTGCCGGCGGCCGGCGTGTGACATTTCGGGCACGTCTGGCCGGCCTTGGCGATCTCGTCGCTGGTCACGTCGTACCCGCACTTGGCGCAGTGCTCCCACGGGATCGCGTAGTACTGGCCGTTGTCGTCGTACGCGACGTGGTACACCACGTTGCCGAGGACGATGAACCAGAAATCCCCCTCGTGCATCGTCTCGGGCATGTCGTTCAGCCCGTAGAGCACCGGCGCCAGCTTGCTGGCCGTCGTCGCCGTCGTGACCGACTTCACGTCATTGCGCAACGGCCGCACGTCGACGCTCGGGACCGTCGCGGTGAACATCGCGCGGATCGACTGGACCGCCTCTTTCGGCTTGCTGGTGACCGGCTTGGGCACGCCGCGGGCGACGCGCGCATCACGCCAGCCGTTCGACTGGTCGTACTGGCCGAGCCATTGCCGCATGTTCACGTAGTGCAGACTGCGCGTCCAGACGCGCTCGAAGCGCCAACGGTCGGCGAAGGCCTCGCGCTTGCACCGTTTGAACAGTTCCAGGTATTGCGGGTCGGTCATGCGCTGATCGGTGGCGACGATCGCGGGGGCGCCGGTGACCGGATCGGCGGCGGCCGGCGGCGCCGCGGCCGGCGCGGCGTCGGCGCTGTTTGGGGGGAACGTCATGACGACATCCCGCCAGTCGGCGCGGGCGTGCCGTAGTTGACGGTGCCGTCAGGATGCCAGCCGGCCGGCGCGTGCCGGGCATCGTCGTCGAAGATCGACAGGTCGGCGAAGCCGTCTCCTGGCGCGGCGGCCGGCGGCGTGTCGATCGGGCGAATCGTCGGCGTCGGGAGATCCAGATTCGTGAGCTGGCGGAGCAAGAGCACGCGCTCGGTTTCCAATTGATTGACGCGGGAACACAGAAAGTCGAGGAACGATTTCTGGATCGCCGCCTGTTGGCTGAGGATCTCGCGCCGGCCGCGTTCGGTCCCGAGATCCTGGCGGACCATCGCGAGTTGATGGTTGGCTTGTTCGCTCAGCAGATCGTGCCGATGGCGTTCTTCGGCCAGCGTCTCCGTGAGCGCTTCCAGATCCGCCAGCAAGCGTTCGTACACCGCAGCATTGATGAACATGGCCCCTCCGGGTACAACAGGTCGAACGCGGCCGGGGTGTTACGCGAGGCGGGTCTTACACGGGCAGACGACCGAAGGTCTAACGAGGCTCAGCCTACGCCTGACGGGCAATCGGCGCAAGTTAATCGGCGGATGTCCAGGCACTCTCCGCACTCACGCGCCGCGATGTCGATGTCGTCCCGGCACGGATAGCGGCGCTTACACGTCCGACAGGTTCGATGGGGCACACTCAGGCCTAATCGATCGCGCGGATCCTGAAGATACTCCCCCGTCTGCGGATCCTTCATCAGTTCGAGTACCGCGAGGCGCTCGGCGCGTCGCGGAGTTTGCGACGGGCGACCAGCTCGGGCCGTGGCGGCGGCATTCCCTCGCGCAGTCGCCGCTCCAGCTCGTCTAGGCCGCGTTCGACCATCGCCGGGATCGCCTCGCCGGCCTTGCGGCGGACGGCGACGCGCGCCGATCGATGATCGCGCCACGTCCACGCGGTAAACGAGGCCCGGCGCCCGCGGCCGGACAGTTTCCACATGCGACAATCATCGAGGCGTGCCCACGTCATCAGTGCCCTTTCAACACGCGCTTGTACGCGTGTAACGTGGTTTCGAGCATTTCGACTAACTCGTGTGACGGCGGCCCGAACACCTGGACGCAGAGATCGCCGCCGGGCATCCGGAGGATCGCGGCGACCAGATCGCCGTCGAGGACGGCCCGGTTGACGATCTCCCGGACTTGGGTCGGCGTGAACGGGAGCGGCGTCCCGTTCGCGTCCACCGCCATATTTTCGGCCGCCGCCGGCACGGCGCACATCGGGCACGGGTCGGCGCCGTGGAGCGCGCACTTCATGACTCCGGCACTTTCGGCGGGACGCGGTCATTGGCCGGATCGTCGCCTTTCGTGAGGACAAAGAGCGTCGTCGGACAATCGACAAAGTACACGCGGATCTGTTCGATGATCGCAATGGCGGTGTCGCGACTACTGCCGCCGACGTACGGATGGCGCAACACGAGCTGGAGCAAGCCGGCCAGGTGCATGGCGCCCGTCGCGGTCAGGAACACTTCGACCGGCGGATGCCCCGCCAGCTCCGCCGCCATGCGCTCAGAGATCTCTTTGTCGGTCATGACATCCGCCGCTCCAACTCGTCGGCCTTTTCGTTCAGGATCTCCGCGAGCCGCCGCGCCTCCAGCGCGGGCAGACTGAGCCACGCGACCGGCTTGCCGAATTCGATCCGGATGATGCCATTCTTGGGATCGACGCCGATGGCCGCGGCCAGTTCGCCTTCGTCGGTGGCGTCCTGCTTGCCGTACGGAAATTGCCCCGTAGCGCCGATCGGAAACGGAATCGACGGCGCGGCGCGCAGCGTCGGTGTCTCGGCGACGAACGGTTTGATCAACTCCGCTAACTCCGCTTCCGTTTCGGCGAAGATGATCCCGACGGTGATGTCGTCCGGGAATCCCGGATGGGATTCGGCCGACGCGCGGATCGGTTTGCCGGCCGTCATGCGATCGATGTTGCCGCGCACCAGGCCCAAGAGAATGACGCGGCGGCCGTCGTCGCCGCGGGCGACCGCGATCATCATGACGCGTCCTCCTCGGGCCACACCCAATGTTGCCGTTCCAGATCCTTGCGGATGATGGCCCGGTACCGCGGCGTGATCAGCGCGGCATTGGGCGGCGGGAACGCTTGCACCGACCGGCACTTTGGACACCCGAGCAACACGATCGCGGTGTGCGGGATGGGGTCCTCGGCGTCGATCTCACAGTGATCGAGCCGCATGATCAGCGTCCAGGCATGATCGCATTTCGGCGTCCAGCGTTCGGCCGCGTGGTCGATGATGTCCTCGTCGGGCGCGTCGGGCGGCAATCCGAGCGAACGTCGCATGGCCATGCGCAAGTACTCCAGTTGACGACGCGTCGTGTCGGGATCCTCGGTCATGAGCGGGGCCACAATATGATGTCTCGCTTCGTGCTGCATCCCGGCATAGAACATCTCGCCGTCCACGCGAATGTGTTCCTCGATGACCGCCTGGATCTCCGGTGTGCATTTGTCGGGCAGGACCGGCGGTAACTTGCAATGCGGACACACGGCCGGCTTGTCAGTCATGGCCCTGCCAGAATTCGCCGAGCGAGTACGGATCCGCCGGCGCATCGCTGGAGGCCTCGGCTTCGCACCGGGCGAGGTATTCGATCTCGGCACGGATGTGCGGCGCCAGCTTCGAGAGATCGCGGCCCGGCCGCGGCGGCGCCATCATCGGCGGTTCCGGCCGCGACATCACGAGGTAGCGGAGCGCCTTGGCCGCTTCAACGGCGCCGGACTCGCTCACGTCCTCGGCGTGCGTCGTGTCCTGGAGGAGTTGGGGGAGGCTCCGGATCACGTTCGTACACGAGGGATGGATGATCAACGCGGCGACTTCCCCCTCCTCGGTTTTCATCGGCTCGAACCAATGCTGGAGCCGTTGCCAGCCGGCGACCGGATCGTGCGTCGATTCGACGACCGGCAGACCGTGGCGGTACAACGTCTCGAAGGTGTGCTCGCCGATGTCGTCATCGCTCACATGGCCGGGCGCATTCCCCCACGCGTAGCCGCCGATGTCGATCTTTAGTTCGCGATTCATCCGGACGATCGCTTGCGCCAGATCGGACGCGACGGTTTCGATAAACGGATACTCGCGTTCGATGTAGAGCCGGCCATCGGGCAACACGACGGACCAGAGGAAGATCCCCGGCTTAAAGAAACCCCAATGGAGCGCACAGAGCCGCGGGACCGTCTTCGCGATCGGCAGCGTCTGGATGCGATCGGGTCGATGAAACGTCTTGAAGTACTGCAACGGGAAGATGTCCCGCCGACCGAAGCGGAACATCGCGCGGCGCGCCGGGCTGAGCGTCGCCAGGTTGTGAACGTAGCGCGGATCCGCGTACGGGTTATCCTCCAGGGACGTGTGGATGAAGTGATATTGATCCGGCTGGTAGTCGGGGTACAGCTCGGCCGGCGGATTCTTGGTGATGAAGAATTCTTCGACGAAGCTGGAGAGCGGGCCGCCGGGGTTCTCGCCGGCCAGCACCAGGCCGCGCCAGTCTTTGCGCCCGCGCGTGCGGCCGGTCGAGGCGGAAATTTCGGTGAACTGAATCGCCTCGAATTCTTCGAGTTGCTCGAACACGATCAGATCCACGTCGCCGCCGATGTAGTTTTTGTAGTCGTCGGTCTGGTAGCAGTGGCCCCAGATGATCTCGGAGCCGGTCGACGGGAAATCCATCTGTTTCTTGTTGTACTTCGCGCCGATCCGCTTCGCCTCCTTCACCGCATATTTCATGTGGTTCAGTTCCAACTCGGGGAAACTGCGGCGGAGAAACAGAATCGAAAAATCCTCGAACGCGTCACAGAGCCGGTAGCAGATCCGGCGGATCATGGCGGACTTGCCGCTGTTGCGATGGCCGCCGACGCCGAGGAAGCCATAGAGCTGTAATTCGATCGTCTCCTCGACTTCGACCTGGCGCGGCAGCGGCAAATAGAACAGCCGGCCGTCCACGTCGTTCATTTTCCATTTCAGTTGGCGCTTGAAACAGGCCTTCGTCGGACACGTCCAAGCCTCGACGTGATCCACCATGCGAATGACGAATTCGCTCTGGCACCAACAACAACGAAAAACGGGGACCCAATCGCTCATGTAGGAATCTGATTGTCGGCCGACATTTCGCGTTCGAGCCGCTCGGTGTCCTCGACGGACGTGGCGTACAGCCGCGTGACGAAGGCATGGACAACGATCCCGCTCTCGGTCATGCCGTGCCAGACGCGCGCCGGCACGGAGCCGTCCGGCGTCTTGAGGATCTGATGCTCCGACGTGCTTTCGAGCGTCACTTTCATGGCGAGGCCTCCCCTTGCGATCCTAGATCGAAGTTATCGAGGAGCTGGGCCAACTGCTCCCGGCTGTAGATCGGGCGCATCATCAACTCGAACGCGTCGTGGTCACTCACGCGCGTGTCCGGATGCTTGCTCAGATCGCTGAGCATCGAGGTTTTGGCGTGGCGCACGGCGGTGGCGAAGCTGGTCCGCGGGACGTAGTAATCGAATTCCAGCAACGCCCGTTCCCGACAGTACAGCAGGTGTTCGTCTTTCGTGCTCATGGTCAGTGCGGATAGACCGTCTCCCGACTGCCCTGGCGCATCTCGCGGAAATCGAGCAAGGCCCGCGCGGCGGCCTCCTCGGGGAGCCCGATACGCTCGACCAGAAATTTGACGAGCAAGCCATCAGAGACGGCCGCTTCGATGGCACTGCTGAGCATCCCGAGCACCTCGCGCGCCTTGGGCAGATCCATCTGGATCTTGGTCGTCTCGCCGCGCTGGCGGGTCGCCTCGTCAATCGGCGTGATCAGCAGTTCGACGAGCCCCTGTTTGGTTTTCGCGCCGTAGATGCTCGCGAGTTGGATGTCGTGAAAGATGCCGTCGTGCGCTGACATTTAGAACAGACTCCCTTGCTCCGCGGCTGGTGTGACCGTGGGACGCGTGACGGGCGCGTGCGGATAGGTCGCGACGATCTGCGCGTCGGCTGGCGGGTCCTTCGCGGACGCGGTATAGACGCCGCCTGGCCACGCCGGAAGCCTGAACACGCGCCAGGTGTTGCCGAATCGTTCGGCGCCGTGGCGCGCCGTGTCGTGCGCGGCCGGGAGCGTCACCAGCCGACCCCCACGTCTTCCCCGCGCAGCTCGCTCAGGAGCCGCCGCACGGTTTCGCGGCGAACCTCCCGCGGCGCCTGGCCAAACAACTGCACCGCGTCCATCAGATCGCAGAGGCGATCGAGCGCGGCGCGGTTCGCGTCCGTGACATCATCACGAATGCCGGGCACGTCGGCGTAGAGATCCAGATCCGGTTTCAGCCAGGCGATGCGGGCCTCGTGCTTTTTCTTCGCGGAGCCGCGGCGGACCAGAGTCAATGAACCGGCCGCCTTTCTCGTTTGCCGAACAGCCGGCCATGATTCAGTTTGATGCCCCGTTGTCGTTCGCGGTACCGGGCCTCGGCACCGCCCGCGGCGCATTCCTCCTCGGTGAACCGCCGGTTCGTCCGGTAGTCCGTGCGCTTCGCCTGATTCTGACGGTTGATCTCGGCGCGGGTCATTTCAGACTCCACACAAACCTTCGCACTCAGGACCGAACAGCATCCGCAGCGGGCGCGCTGGTGCGGGCGTCGGCACTAACACCACTTGATCGAGCGGGATCCGTTGCGCGTGCAGGTACGGGATGCCGCTCGGGAACGAGGTTCTCGCATAGGCGGCTTGGATCTCGCGCTCTTTCACGACCGCATCAGCGAATTCCTCGGGCGTGAGCGCCAACCATTCCGTGTCGTTGTGAAACGGGCAAAACGTACAGGCCGAGCGCGGCGGACGCGGAAACCCGTGCGCCTTCATCCAGGCGATACAGTCCTCGCGATCCATGTCCAGTTCCAACAAAGGGTGTCGTTTCACGATCCACGGTTCACGCGACGGCTTCGCCCGTTGCGGTTCGTCGGCGCTGATGCCGATCCAGGTGGTCGCGAGCACCGGCGTGTTTTTGGTCGCCCGCTTGAGGCCGACCAGTTCCTTGACCTTCCGCGTGATCGGCGTCGTCTTGAAACCGCGCGTACACTGCCGCTTCCCCATGCCCTTCCGTGTGGCTGAGCCCAAGTCGCCATTGACGAAGTAGATCGGGATGCCGGTTGAGATATAGGTCCGCTGGCCGTCGCGGGTCCGCCGGATGGTCGATGCCGCTTTCCAGAGATCGCCGCCCGTGACGCGGTACACCGGAAATGGCAAACGCGGCGTGAGCCAATCGAGCCAGTCGTACACGGCGCGTGGTTCGTGATGCGTGTCGGCGAAGATCGCACAGGTCGGCATCGGTGAGATTTCGCCAGCGGCGGCCATCAGGCAGAGCGCCGACGACTGCACGCCCGCGCCGAGCGAAATAACGTGAATCATGTTCCCTATACTTCCGTGATCTCGATGTTGTAGATCGCTTCGACGAGTTTCTTGCGCAGTTCGTAGGCTTCGGTTTTTGACGCGGGACTTTTCACGTCGACGACGCGGAGCGTGTCTTTCCCGCAGTACTGTTCCCAATAGCGGAAATCCGCTTTGAACACGCCGCACTGGATTCGGCCGCGGTCCGCCGTGTCGATGTAGATCGGAAACTCCGGCTGTCGTTCGAGTCGATCGATCTCTTTCAAGCGCTCGCGCATTTTCAGCAACAGGTAATGCGCGGATTCTTTTTTCGAGTCGAACAGGATCCCGTCGACGGTGACTTTTTGGTTGCCGAATTTCTGGCGCGCGGGCGGTGTGGCGCCGAGCGGCGCACTCCCGTGTTTGGCCGCGTGGGCGCGCACGTCGGCCAGCGTCCAACGTGGGCTCACTGACGCCACCCTTCGGCCTTGCGCGCCGCGGCCAGCTTCGCGTCGAACACCGGCAAGGGGGACGGGCACCCGTGATACGCACGATTGAGGCAGCACGGCGAATCCGGGCTCCCGGTGTTGCGCGAGCCGCCGCCGGCCGCGGGACTGCGATGTTGGTACAGGCCGGCCGCCCAACACGAGAGGCCGATGCACTGCGCATCGCGGAATTCGTACCGCCGCTTGTCCTTCACCTTCCGGAAGATCATCGCGGCCTCACGCGAACGAATTCCCACAACACGGGCGGCACACACCGTTCCGGCCTAATCATTGACGACAGCCCGCAGCACGCTGCCGGCCATGCGGCGGAGATCGCCGCGCGTGGTCGGCCGAACGCTCTGCAACGGCGCGAGGCCATCGCGATTCGGCGCCGGTGGCGCCTGGTCGGCCGGCAGCTCCGGCGGCGCGCCGCCCGCGCACTCAGCGCAGCGGACGAATTTTCGCGTCACGCCGATCACGCTGGTGAGGCGGACGCGGTCCCCGCTCTCGTACGGACGATTACAGCCGCCACAAAATCCGCCACGGTCAGCGCGCGTCCATTCGTACATGGCCGGCTCCCTTGTGCTGGTGACGTTGGAGGAGAAACGCTTGCTGGCCGCAAGTGCCGATGTAGGCGGGGACCGGGATCCCGAGGCTCCGGCGGCGATAGGCGGCGCTGTCCAGGGCGGCGAGAATTTGCCCGGTGTTCTTCATCTGGCCCGGCAGCTTGTTCGCGACCAGCCGCTTGAAGTTTTCGATCCCGGTCCCCTCGGTGTCCTCGCCGCGTTGCGTGATGCCGGCGGCGTCTTCGAGGAGATCGACGATGTAGGTATGCGCCAGCCGAACCATAACTTTGTAGTTCTGGTTGGGCGTACGCACGGCATCCCAGCGGTGCGGTTGTCCCTTTTGCCAGTGCGTGCCGGTCGGTGGTCCGTGCGGCGGCGCGTGCGTGGAATCGGGCAAATCCGGCGAAATCTCGGGGATTTCGGCCCCGTTGTCCCCTTTGTTGTCCCCTTTGCGGCTGGGGCGCCGGAGCACGAGGATCCGCCCCTCGACGCCTTTGCCGGTGCGGCGATGCGGCGGCCGAAGCATCGGATCGTCGGCCTGGACGGTCGTCAGCGCCTCCGGGTGCAGCGAGTAGATCCGGGCATGGCCGCGGCCGACGCCGTTGGTGAGGATGCGGAGGAACCCGCACCGTTCGAGCGCCCGGAGTTGATTTTTGATGGTCTGCCGGCAGAGCCGGCGCCGCTCGCGGCCGTAGCGCGAATCGACCAGATATTTGACGGTCAGGTGGGTGAAATCGCCGTCGTCGTCGGCCAGGGCGGCGAGTTTGCCGGCGACACCACGTTTCAAGAAATCAGGCAGATCGGAACGCCACACGGCATTGACGATCGGCTGACTCATGACGCCGCCGTAACACGAAACTGCACGTCGCTACGCCTCTCCCGCGGAACGTCCGCGAGCGGCAAAAATTGTGAGGGGTGTAGCGCTGGAAGGCCGTTGACCGGACAGTCGGGCCGTGCTATTGTCCGGGCTGTTCTCGCGGTGCGGCCTTCCTCGCCACACCTGACGGCCTCCGAGTTGCCACTCGCGAGGCCGTTTTCGTTTTTGCCCGTTCAGTCTACCGCGGTTGTCAAGTGCTTGGGGTCCAAGGGCTTGGGATCCCTGCATCTGGTGGGTCAACGGACGTGCGTCATCGACCTGGCACAAGCCAGATCCATCCGCGGTCATGTTGTAGCACCTGGTGGCATCCGCGGGTCCCTGACTCGATGATTCACAGGAGCGCAGTGATTTCGTACGCGGGTGTTACGTCAGGAACCTTACACCCGTACGCGTATCGGCCTCGCGGATATTTCTGACAGGTCCCCTAACGCGGCGCGCCGCGAGCTGTCCCTGTCGCGCCGTCGCGTGCGTTGGTGTCCCCTCGACTTGTGGTGGGAATTCCGACCGCCACCAGTGGTTGTTTCTGCCAGTGTCAATTGTAATTTTTGCGAAGGTTCGTCAAGCGGATCTCCCCTCCGGTCCGACTTTCGCCCCCCGGTGATGCGCGCGGGGGCGTGAGCCCCCTGTCCTGATCCGTCCGTGATCTACGTCCCCCTCTCCGTCCTGATCCGATCTTCGTATCTACGTGGCCCCGCCAGTTGTCCCCTCCTGTTGGCCGCTTTCACCCTCTCAGTTGTCCCCTTCCTGTTGTCCCTTTTCGGCGGCCGTTCCGAGGCTGTCTGTTGACCCTTTTTGGCGAAGGGACCTTCGCTGTCTGATCGGCGAAAGTGGATTCGGGGCGGGAGTCTGCGAAAACGGTTCTCAGAAAAACCGGAATTTCTGAGAACCGTGTTCTACGAGTTGATCGGATTGTTGCCGAGCCGCGCGACGACCACGCACCCGGCCAGAGATGATGAATTTCCGCTTCGGCCACGCGGCCGGCTGGTCCGATGGTCGACCGCGCCGTGACGCCACAGCCCTTGCACGTCCGGGTCACCGTGCGGTCCTCGTGCAGCACCACGATCGCCCAGCCGATGTCTTTCGGCACGCCGACCTGGAACGCGCCGAAGTAGTCGATCCGCTTGGGATCGTCGTCCCCCACGCGTTTCATGTCTCGGTCCGCACGATGATCAGGGGCCGTGGCGGGCGCGTGTTCAACAGCTCGACGATCGCCTGTCGCTGCGTTTCCTTCATCGCCACGAGCCCGAGCACGGCCTGGATGAGCGCTTGTTCGCGCGTCATGTCGCCGCGCTGGACGATCGTCACGAGCTGGTACAGGAGCGGCTCGGTGAGTGCCGCCTCCTCGATGTCACGCCACGACTTCACGGCTTCGCCTCCGTTCGTACTCATCGCGCGCCCGTAGAAACGCGGCGAACGCATTGTCCGCCCGGAGTTGGTTGCTCCCCCCACGGAGTAGCCAGGATCGCCACGCCAGGGCCGTCACGTACTCTTTCAACGCTGGCAGCGGGAGCGGCGGCGCCCAGGATAAGCGGTGCGCCTGGTCGGCCACGGCCATGCGCGGCCCGTGCTGATCACACGCGTACATCGGCAACGGGTAATGGTCCGAATAGCACACCCACGTCGCCGGCTTCCCGCACAAAGCCGCGGACCCCCACTCACACGTCGGGTCGGGCGCTACAGCGCGGCGAGCGCCGTGCGTTTGATCTTCCATCCGCCATCCTTAATTGCGGCCAGCGTGCCCGCCTGACACGCGCGACGAATATACGTCTCGGTCAAGCCGGTAAACTGCGCGGCCTCGGGAATCGTGAGAAACAGCTTCTCGGAAGTCTCAGAAGTCTTCTGAAGGGTGCGCAGAATCGTCTCGATGAGCGCGGCACCGTTCAGTGCCGGCCCGATCGGCGCGAGTTGCTCATGGCCGCTCGTCCCGCCGCCCGCGCCGCTGGCCGGCGGCGCCGCGCCGGGCGAATCCACAATCACCGCGGCCGACATGCGATGAGCCAGGCGGTTCACGTCCTCGGGATTATAGACGGCCAGTTTCGGACCGCCCGCGGGCCGCTTCCACTTCGCTTGCTTGATCTTCCCGTCTTTGACGTAGTTCTCGATCGTCTTCGTGCTCACCCCGATCAGGTTGGCGGCCTGTTGTTTGGTCGGCCAAGTGGAATAGTCGCGTGTCGGCTGGAGAACTTTGGTCATACCGCCGAGTGTAACCGACATTCTGAGAAAAGTGCGAAGACTTCTCAGAAAGGGTATGCTTGCGCCCATGAAAAAGCGGCTCGTAATTGGCCCCGGCGTCACCTGTGATCTCCCGCGGCTGATCGCGACGCGGCTGTTGGTGCAGGCCTCCAGCGGCGCCGGTAAATCGTGGCTGTTGCGCCGGCTCCTGGAACAATCACACGGCAAGGTGCAGCAGATCGTGATCGATCCCGAGGGGGAATTCGCCAGCCTCCGCGAGAAATACGATTACGTGCTCGCGGCGCGCAAGGGCGGCGATACGCTGGCGGATCCGCGCACGGCCAAGCTGCTGGCCGAGCGGTTGCTCGAAGTGGGCGTCTCGGCGATCCTCGACATCTACGAACTGCCGCGGCACGAACGCGTGCGATTCGTCCGGCTGTTCCTGGAGGCGCTCGTCGACGCGCCAAAGAAACTCTGGCATCCGGTCCTGGTGGTGCTCGACGAGGCGCACGTCTACTGTCCGGAGAGCGGGGAAGCGGAGAGCGCCGACGCGGTCAAGGGGCTCTGTAGCCTCGGGCGGAAGCGCGGTTTCTGCGCGGTCCTCGCGACCCAACGGCTCTCGAAGCTGGCGAAGGATGCCGCGGCCGAGTTGAATAACAAGCTGATCGGCCGAACCTCGCTCGATGTCGACATGGCGCGAGCCGGCGAAGAATTAGGCTTCACGAAGGCGACGCGGTTGCAGCTCCGGGACCTGGAGGACGGCGAATTCTTCGCCTTCGGGCCGGCGCTCTCGCGCGTGGTGACGAAGGTTCACGTCGGCGGGGTCACGACGAAGCATCCGAAGGCCGGCGGCCTGGCGGCCATCGTGCCGGCGCCGTCCGCCAAGATCAAGGCGCTGTTGCCGAAGCTGTCGGATCTGCCGGCGGAAGCCGAAGCGCGCGAACAGAGCGTGACGGAATTGCGCGCCGCACTGGCCACGGCGCGCCGCGAGTTGACGGCCGCCAAGAATGCGCAACCGAAAGTCGAAACGCGGACGATTGAAAAATTCGTGTTGAAGAAAGGCCAGCTCGAACGCGTCGAACATCTCGTGAAACTCGGGATCAGCTTCTCCGGACAGATCGCCCTGGCGGCGAAGGGGCTCGCGGACGCGCTCGCGCGGCGAACTTCTGAGACTACCGAGAAACCTCCTCAGAACGGTTCTGCCGGCACCGCCGCCGCCCCCGGCGCGTCTCGGGTATTCCCCGGCGCGCGGCGAGCGATCGACGCGTCTCAGAAGCCTACTCAGACATCTGAGAACGCTTCTAACACTGGCGCTCTGCCGTCTGGCGAGCGGGCGGTGTTGACCGCCGTGGTGCAATTCCCAGGGCTGGATCGCAGTCGGCTGAGCGTGTTGGTCGGCCTCAAGAAATCGTCCAGGGATCAGTACCTCGTTCGTCTGGCCGGCCGCGGCCTGATCACAATCGACAAGAAACACATCAGCCCCACGGAGGCCGCGGAGTCGGCGCTCGGCGATTACACGCCGTTGCCGACTGGCGCCGCATTGGTCGATCACTATCGGCGAGAATTGCCGGAGGGGGAGCGGCGGATCATGGACTTGCTCGTCTCAGACGGCCCATCGCTGAGGCGCGCCGCGATCCAGGAAGCCACCGGGAAAAAGAAATCGAGCACCGACCAATACCTACTACGGCTCAAGGCTCGCGGGATCGTGGCGGACGACGGCCCCGGCGCCGTCCGCCTTTCCATCTGAGGAGAACATCGATGATGCAAGCGCCCGACTTCGGCACGCTGCCACCACGCATCGCACGATTGCCGCTCGAACAGGGCTGGCCGGTCCCATGGTTCGTCTACCGCGGCGAGGACGGCACCGGCACGCCAGATTTTCGCGTCGTCGACAAACGGAAATTCGCGCAAGCGCTCAAGGAACGGAAGTGTTGGATCTGTGGCGATCTCCTCGGGCACTGGCTCGCGTTCCCGCTCGGGCCGATGTGCGCGATCACGCGGACGATCTCCGAACCGCCGTCGCATCGCGAGTGCGCCGAATGGTCGATCCAGAACTGCCCGTTCCTCTCGAATCCGGCAATGGTGCGTCGCACCGACAATGTGCCGGCCGAGGCCGAGGAAGCGGTCGGCTTCGGCCTGAAACGCAATCCCGGCGTGATGGCGTTGTGGATGACGCGGACCTTCGAGACGTTCCGCGTCGCGAGAAGCCAAATCGGCAATCCTGGCGTCCTGATCACAGTCGGCGAGCCGGCGGATGTAACGTGGTGGTGTGAAGGGCGACGGGCGACGCGGGCCGAAGTCAAAGCCTCGGTCGATAGCGGGTTCGTCAATCTGTTGAACGCGGCCAAGCTGCAAGGGCCAGTCGCGATCGAGGAACTAGGAAAACAGGCAAAGCGCGCGGAGGCGTTGTGGCCAATCTAGCGGCGATTACCAATCGCCTGGCGGCGTGTATCTACTTCGCTGACATGGAAGCGAAGGATCAATCGTCAGTGCTGTGGGACATGGTCCCGGTGTCGAAACAGAACTGGTACGTCAAACAGGCAACCAAGGTGCTGAGATATGCCGCGTCACGAATCGAACGGCCGCCCAGCCGATCGGCGGCGCGGCGTCCATCATCGGGCGATTGAACCGTACTCGCTCGCGCTGTCGGAGGATGCCGTCGAAGCGCTCGCGCGGGGGGAGTGTCCAGAGGACGTGGCGCTGTCGTGTTGGGAGATGCTCCGATGGAAACGCGACGCCACCCGCCGCCGCGTCCGGGAGCTGAACGGCGAGACGTGAGACGGACGATCCCGCGCTGGCGCCGAATGACCGTCCGGCCGGCCAGGAGGCCGCGGCCGGCGCCGCTGCCGCCCCTTGGCAGCTACCAAGACGGGATCAACGTGCTGCGGTGCTCGCGATGTTTCGCGCCCGTCGCGCCCGGTTGTGTCTGTTTGGGGCCATGCTGGTGTACGTGGTGTGGCCGAAGCGATCCGAAGCTGTTCCGCAAGAATCAGCCCCGCTGTTGTAAACACTGTTGCTCGCAAGGTCGACGGCCGAAACCTTGCTAGTATAGGTTCGACCGCTCGACCACACCCGCCCGCGTAACACCCGCCGCGTTCCAAATCACGCCCAAAGGGAAAGGAGCAAGCTGCCAGCGTTCCGCCCGCCCCTCTTACACCCGTGAAGGAGTTTCCCTATGTTTGCAGTCTCATGCGACAACGCTTCCGAGTTGGAGATCACCGCCGTTCCGGACGGCACGATCGACGGCGCGCTCCAGGTCGCCATCATCAGTGGCGACGGCACCGTGTTTCAGGATCCGGCGACTCCGCTATCGTTCGTCGTTCGCAGTGGCACGGCCGTTGTGGATCCGAACGACCCGACCGGCGCCGCCGGCCAGACCGTCTACCGCGTCACGGCCGACGTGCGCGTCGGTCCCGATGTCAGCAACATCACCGAGGATGTCGTTCTCAGTGTGACCGCGGTCCCGCTGCCCGAGGCGACGACCTTCGGCCTCCAGGTGAGCGCGCCCCGTCCCAAAGGTGGCGCCGCCGCGCCGGCCGCTCGCTCGCGTCGCTGAGGGATCCGATGTCAGCCATTGACGCGGTCCGCTCCGCTGTCCTCGCTGCGATTGCGGAGATCGACACTCAGTTGACCCAAACCGGCCCGACGCTCGAAGGGCTCCGGGACTACGCCCGCCTGAACATTCAGGACGGGACGCGACGCGAGATCGACGATGCGATCGGCGACTACGATCGGCGCGTCGGCTTGCTCAATGCTGCGAAGACGACGTATCAAACGTCGCTCGACAACATGACGGCGGCCGACAAGGCGTTGACCGACGACGGCGCGCCGACGCTGCCCGAGCGGCAGATCAGCCCGGCCGCCATCGCGGATCTCGACGACCAGCTCTCGACGATGGGCGCCGCGCGTTCACTGTTCGTGGCACAAGCGACGACGTTAGGGCTGTCGGCGGGCGAGCCGCGGCCGAAGACGACAGGGTAAGTCTGCGAAAACGGTTCTCAGAAAGTCGGCGTGTTTCTGAGAACCGTTTTCTGAGAGGGAAGCTATGCCAAAAATCAAAGCGTTTCTCTGGCGGCTGGTCTATGCGGTGCTCCTGATTCTGGTGCTGTTGTTCGTGACCCCGCTAGTATTTGAACTAGTCGGCTTGGGGCTCCCAACGGGACCGGCCCTCTCGCTGCTTAGGTTCGCGTTCGGGTGTCTGATTCTGATCTTCATTTTCTTCGGGCCAGAACCGTACGCGCCGTTCTGAAAAATTGACGGGCGGTGGTAGTAGAATTCGCCCGGTGACCCTCGACGAATTGCGCGAAACGGTGCGCGAGATGAGAGCCAATGCCAGTGAGCGCGCACGTCTCTACGGCGCCATGCTCGGCGTGAACGAGGCGTTCGTCGAATCCCTCATCCCAGCCCTCGGGGACATCAGCATCGACGAACTGTATACCGCCCTGGAGCGCGAAGCCTTAGCCGAGCGCGAACGTCTTCGGCGCGAGCTGCGCGAACATGACTCTGAAAGATGAAATTCGAGCCGCGATGCTCGCCATTGCGCGGCGCGAACCGATCCCGCCGCCGCGGCCACTTCTGATCGACGAGGCAGACGCGGAGATATGCCGTCCCTGTCAAAAAGCGACCGCGAACGCGTCTTAGGGCCGCGGAGCGGCCAGTGTCCGGTGTGCGGCGGGACGCGAATCCGCCAATACTGCCGGAGCTGCGACGTGTTTTTCGAGGAGTGCCAGTGTGAGGCGCCAGTCCCGCACGCCGGCCACCGCACCTACCGCTGGGTCCGCGGCGAGATCATCGCCAATCCCGATTTCGATGAGATGCTGACGCGATCGAGCGGGCCACCGACGCCGGAAGCGCGGCGCCGGCATCTGTTCACCGGCCAGTAACTACTTTTCAACGTAAAGCGCCTTGTAATCTGCGGGCCGCGTGCGCCGCACGCCGAGCATGACGCCCGGCCTGGAGCGGTTTGCGCTC